CTCTTGACTTTGCTCTTAAGTTTCTAAATAAAGATTTTAATAGTATCAAAGTATCAAAAACAGCAAAAGATAAACAATTCTTTTCTAATGCTATAACTTATTTGACAAATAATCCTAATAATGCTAGTGTTGGACCAAGACCTTCTAGAGAGCAAATTAGGAGATCATTAGCTATACCAGCATCCTATTATATAGATAGAAACTATTCATCAGAAATACTAGATAAATATGATATAGGTTTATGTTCTAAACCAGATAAAGAGATGTATAATAGGGTTGTAACCCCCATATACAATAATGACTACCAATATATGATAGGTTGTTCTGGTAGAAGTATTTTTGAAAAATGTAAAACTTGTTCATCCTATCATAACAATCAACATGATTGTCCAGCAGAACACAGTAGGTGGTTATTCTCTAAATGGAAGCATAGCGCTAATTTTAAGAGCCAAAATTGTCTATATAATTTTTGGTTTGCCAAATCTTTTATACAGCAATCGGCTATTGCGATTATTGTTGAAAGTCCAGGTAATGTATGGAGATTAGAAGAAAATGGAATTCATAATAGCGTAGCAATGTTCGGATCGTCATTAAGCGATAGACAAAAAATTATTTTGGATTCTTCAGGAGCTATGACTCTTATAATACTAACTGATCAAGACGACGCTGGACGTAAAGCTGCCGAGCAAATAAGCTTGAAGTGTAAAAATACTTATCGTATCTTTATTCCCCAAATTAGCAAAGCTGACGTTGCAGAAATGACACCCGTTGAGATCAAGGAACAAATCAGCGACTATATAGAAAGTATTAAATGACCAAAATAATAGCTTTTTCTGGTAGAAAACAATCTGGTAAAAGTACTGGTGCTGAGTATGTCCAGCACCTATTAAATAATAAGGGTCTAAAAAATAAGGTTTATAGTTTTGCGGATCCTTTGAAACAAGACATATGTATCAATATACTAGGATTAACATATGATCAGTGTTACGGTAGCGATGACGATAAAAATAGTTTAACGGATATTTTATGGGAGAATATACCAGGATATTTAGGTAATATTACTGGTCCCATGACCGCTAGAGAAGTTATGGAGGTTATTGGTACCAATATTTTTCGTAAAATTAAAAACGATGTTTGGGTCCAAGCTACTTTAGTAGCTATACAAAGAGATAATTTAGATATCGCAATTATAGCTGATTGTAGATTTCCCAATGAGGTCAATAGCATATTAAAAAATAATGGATTTGTTATTAGAATCACTAAAGATCCATTTGAATCAAAGTCTGATGCTGAAATGGCTTTGGATCCAAATAATTACGATTGGTCAAAATTCAGCACAGTTATTAATAATCAAAACATCAATATAGCTGATAAAAATCAATTTATAGAACAATTCTTATATCAAAATGGAATTTTAAACTAATGATAGTTACATATATACGTAGTTCTAGTTACGGAACCCACAGTTTATGTCCTATGCAGTACATGCTTGAGTACGTACTTGGTATGAGAAGTCCCAGCGGTCTTAAAGCCGCTAAGGGCACTGTTTTACACAAGGTGATGGAAATCCTTGCGGTTATAAAAAAGGGCACACAGGATAAATCTACCACGATAGAGGATGACATAATTGGCGCGATCAATGTGACAGACTATAATCTTAATACTATTATTGAAAAAGTATATAAACACTATTCATCTGCTGAAAAACATCATACGTGGACGCCCAAAGATTACAAAGATTGTCATAACTGGGTATACAAGGCATTAGAATACAATAATGGAATGTTTGATCCAAGAAATCAAGACATAGTTCAACCTGAACAACATTTTGATATAGAGATAGATAAGCCTTGGGCAGGTTATAAATATGAAACAAAAGACGGGATTTTGGAAGGTAAGTTAGCTATAAAGGGTACGATAGACTTAATAACCAGAGTTAATGACAAAACATTAGAAATTGTTGATTATAAAACAGGTCGGAGACTTGACTGGGCAACCGGAGAAGAAAAAACCCAAGCTAAATTACAAAATGATGCTCAACTAAGAATATATCATTATGCTATACAGCACTTATACCCTGAAGTTGAACATGTAATTGTATCTATTTATTTTATAAATGACGGTGGAGCATTTAGTATCTGTTTTGATAAAAAAGACTTACATCAAACAGAAATGATGTTAAAACAAAAATTTGAAACTATTAAAAATACACATAAGCCCCAATTAAATAAAAGCTGGAAATGTACGAAGTTTTGTCATTTTGGAAAAAGTACATTCGAAAATAGTCATGCGTTACCAATAGTTGAATATAGAGATAATCAAATAACACCTAAAAACCAATGTATGACCAAGTGCGAACAAGTTAAGCACGATATGGATATAAAAGGACCAGAGGCGGTGATTGACCACTATCAGGTTCCGGGTTATAGTATAGGATACTACAAAGCTCCAGGCAGCGTTTAAAAACATGACAGTAAACTATATCCCCCTACATTTACATTCTACTTATTCTTTATTGGATGGACTCTCTCAACCATCGACTATTGCTGAACGTTGTTTAGAGATAGGAGTAAGAGCTTGTGCATTAACAGACCATGGTAATATAGCTGGGTGTGTTAAGTTTTATACAGAAATGAAAAAACATGGTATAAAGCCAATATTAGGTTGTGAATTATATATCTGTGAGTCCGATCCGTCTATACAAACCCCTGAAAATAAAAAACTCAGTCATCTAGTTATTCTAGCCAAAAATTATGAGGGTTGGAGAAGTCTAATAAGAATAGTATCAGAATCTAATAGGCCAGATTTTTATTATCACAAACCTAGACTAGACCTAACCACGTTATCCAAGTTCTGTAACAACAATATTATAGCCTTTTGTGGTCATCCTGGGTCGGTAATAGCAGATAAAATTACTGAAAACAACCAACTTAAAATAGATTGGGTCGATATAGGAAAACGGGAGATTTCTACCTATAAAACTATTTTTGGGTCAGAGAATTTCTTTTTGGAGGCTCAGCTTATGGATAAAGATAATTCTCCAATACAAAGCATATTAACTGATGCTATGAGACAATTATCTAAAATCACCAATACTAAGATCATATGTACTCCTGATGCTCACTATGCACGAAGAGAAGACGCAACAGATCAAAGAATTTTATTGTGCAATAATCTAAAGACAACATTTCCTGACATTAGTAGGAAAATAGCTAATGATGAGGCTGTTGCTCTTGGCTGTTTTTTTACATCTGATAATTTTCATATATTATCTCAGGAAGAAATTAAAGAGATTCATACTGAAGAAGAAATAGTTAATACTAATATATTAGCTAATATGTGTGAAGAATATAATATTTTACATAAACCAAGATTACCTCCATTTCCTTGTCCAGACGGGATGGATGATGCTGAGTATTTAAGAGAATTATGTCGCAAAGGTTGGAAAGCCAAAATAGCTAATGTTATTCCCAAGGAAGAACATCAAGTGTATGTTGACAGAGTAAAATATGAATTAGATATATTACAGGGTGCTGGTCTATCTAGTTATTTTTTAATAGTACAAGATATTGTTAATTATGTAAGAAAAAATGGTTGGCTTCCCGGACCGGGCAGAGGCTCGGCGGCGGGTTGTTTAGTTTCATATCTTATAGGTATAACAAGTATTGATCCTATAAAATACAGCTTATTGTTTGAAAGGTTTTATAATAGTGGTAGAAATTCCAAAGATCACATATCAATGCCAGATATAGATGTGGACGTTCCTATTGACAAAAGGGAAAATATTATAGAATATATTAAGCAAACATACGGGGTCGATAAGGTTTCTCAGATGATTACTTTTAATACCATGAAAGGTAGAGGTGCTCTTAAAGATGTTCTGAGAGTTTATGGTAATATTAGTTTCGATGAAATGAATAAAATAACTAAAAGCATACCTGATGAGTCAAAAATTGCGGACGATCTTCAGGAAATGAAGGATGAAACTGGTGAAGCTTCAATTATACGTTGGTCTTTAGAAAATCAGCCAGATAAACTCAAGGAATGGTGCTACATAGACGACAATAATGAACTACAAGGCCCGCTTGCAAAAAGATTCGAACAGGCTATAAGATTAGAAGGAACAAAGTCCAATCAATCCAAACATGCTGCCGGAATAGCAATTAGCTCAGAACCATTAAATACAATTTGTCCAATGGTATACGATAGTAAAAATGATCAAATGATTGCTGGCATGGAAATGCAAGATTTGGAGGCTTTGGGAGTTATTAAGTTTGATATTCTTGGAATTGCAATGTTAGATAAAATTATGACTATTCAAGATATTCTTAAAAATGGAGAATGATTATGGTAAAATTTATGGATTTAGCTGTAGGTCAAAAGTTTAGGACATCTGTTAATGGTGGACCAATAAGTGAGTATGTAAAGATATCTGAAGAGAGAGTAAGCTGCTGTCATATTCTGACTGCTGCTCTTGTATCCAACCCTCAACAAAAGGTTCAAATAACTCCGCTTGTAGAGGTTGAATTAGTAACAGAAACTACGAGTAATAACAACTAATGATAAACTATAACAAAATTTGCGTATTTGATTTTGAAACAGATGGGTCTGATCCAAGAACTTGTAGTCCAGTGCAAATGGCTGCATTAATCATCGACCCAATTAAGTTAGAAATTGTGCCTAAGTCAGAATTTAATGTTTTCTTTAAACCAGAAACTTTGGCTAAGGACGAAAATTATGTATATACAACAGATATACTGGATTTTCATGCTAAGGTTAAAGGCTGTTCTAAGGACGATATTTTGACTCAATGGAAAGAATATCCTGAACAAGAACAATCTTGGAAGATGTTTACTAATTATTTAGAAATGCATCACAGTAGATCTTCTAAAAAGAGTCAATTTAGTGCTCCAATAGCGGCTGGATATAATATCAATCGTTTTGATTTGAATATCATAGATCGCTTGAGCGTTAAATATGGTCATACTAATAAAGAAGGTCGTTCTGATATATTCTATCCACGAGACGTTGTGGACATAATGAATCTAATATTTTACTGGTTTGAAAGTAATAATGATCTTAAGAGCTACACATTAGACTCTTTGAGAGATTATTTTGGAATATCAAAAGTTGGTGCACACGACGCATTTAAAGATGTTCAAGATTGTGCTGAGATACTGATAAGGTTTTTAAGACTGCATCGTAATTTGGGTAATAAAATTAAATTCAAAAACTCTTTTGCAAATGTCTAAAAAATTTCAATATTCTTGTGGATGTTCGTTTAATGTAATTGAAGGCAATGACCCAGAAAAAACATTAATAGAATTCCTTCCTGTTATAGAAAATATACCGTTGGACTGTACCAAAACTTGGGAGTTAATATCTGCCGGTAATACAAAGGGATGTTTTCAGTTAGAGTCTAGGCTTGGTAAGTCTATGGCTAAAAAGTTAAAACCAGAAAATATTGAACAATTATCTGGGTTGATCAGTATTCTTAGACCGGGATGTCTTGAAGCTTATAGAGAAGGTAAAAATGTTAGTAATCACTATATAGATAAAAAGAATGCTCAAGAATCAGTAGATTATTATCATCCTTCATTAGAACCCATATTGCACAGTACATATGGTGAAATGATCTATCAGGAACAAGCTATGGAAATAGCTAAAGTAATTGCTGGTTTTAATTTGGAAGAAGCAGACATGTTGAGAAAAGCTATTGGAAAGAAAAAACCAGAGGAGATGGCCAAAATCAAGTCGAAGTTTTTAGAGGGATGTAAACTTAAGAATACGGTATCAACTGAACAAGCAGAAGAGATTTTTGGGTGGGTCGAAAAAAGCCAAAGATATTCATTTAACAAAAGCCATGCTGTGTCATATGCTATTAATGCCTATCTATCGGCGTATACTAAGGCACATTTTCCCAGGGTGTTCTTTGCGTCATATCTAAGATTTGCGAAAGATAAAATAGACCCCAAAGCAGAAATAAAAGAGTTAGTACAAAATGCCAATGAGATGGATATAGATATTAGTATACCAGATATTAGAAATCTTAATAAGCACTTTATTTTAAAAAATCAAAAGATATATTTTGGATTAACAGATATCAAAGGTTTTGGCCAGTCTATTTTTGATAAATTAATCAAACTACTAAAAGATAAAAAACTATACATAGATAATATGACATGGATAGAATTACTCATGCATATATTATTGAATATAAACTCTAATGCGTCCAAAGCTTTAATTCAAGCTGGTGCTTTATCTTTTCTGGTAAAGAGCAGAACTTCCATGCTTTTTGATTTTGGAATAGCTTCTGAATTAACAAAAAAAGAATGCGAATATATTATATCTAATATCTCTAAATATACAACAATATCGGATGCGATGCACGACCTGTATCATAATGCTAAAATCAATAAAAACAGGAAAAGCATTATTCTTACTTTAATTAATGCTATTAATAAACCTCCATATTCTTTAGAGGATAATCCTGAATGGATAGCAGATAGCGAAGATGAGATTTTAGGTTGTAATATTACATGTTCCAAGGTTGATATGTATGATGTTACAATGACAAATACTACATGCAAAGATTTTAAAAATAGCCTTTTCAAGGACAATATTCTACTTTGTGCAGAAATAGAGAATATAGGGATTACAAAAACAAAGAAGGGAAAAAATCCCGGATTAGAAATGGCATTCGTTACAGTGAGTGATGGTACGGGTCTCTTGGACTCTGTTATATTTTTCCCAGAATCATACAAGATGTATCGTAATTTACTATTTAGTGGGAACGTTGTTATTATTAAAGGGTCAAGAGCAAAAACTGGCGACTCTCTGATTGTTGAAAAAGTTTATCTGCCGAGCACTTGACGTTGCTCCGGGGTTCGTCTATTATAGTTCAGTCAGTTGGAATTGGTTATTTTCTTTAAAAGGAGATTTTGATGAATCTAAATATTTTACGTGGTAATTTAGCAAGAGATCCCGAGCTCAGGGTTGTTAGTACAAACGGTAAGCAGACTTCAGTAGTAAATTTTACAGTTGCTGTTTCTCGTGAATATACTAAGGCTAATGGAGAAAAGGATAAGGTTACCACATTTGTTCCTTGCGAGGCTTGGGATACAGGGGCTGAAATTATTAGTCAGTCTTTTAAGAAGGGTGATCTTGTTCTAGTTGAGGGTTCTCTTAGAAATGATTCTTGGGAAAAGGATGGGGTAAAGCATAATAGCCTCAAGATCAGAGTAAACAATTTCTCAAAGATTACAAAGCTTTCTAACAGGAAAAACAAGGAAGCTTCAGAGGAAGAAGTGGTCAGTTTCTAATAATAACCTAAGAATAGGAATAGAGAGATGGGGGTGAAATACCCCCTTTCTCATTTTACTTATGAATAAAAAACTAAAGATTCTCATGTGTTCGGAAGCTAGCTTTTTGAGTTCCGGATTTGGTACTTATGCGAAGGAAATACTCAAAAGACTTCATGATACTGGCAAATATGAAATAGCGGAATTTGCCTCATATGGTAAAGTTAATGATCCAAAAGATACAGACATCAGATGGAGATATTACGCCAACGCGGTAGACGATAAAGATCCGCGACATAGAGAATACAGTAGTTCTATGGAAAACCAGTTTGGTCGATGGCGTTTTGAGAGAGTTTTGCTAGATTTTCGTCCAGATATAGTTTTTGATGTTCGTGACTACTGGATGAATTCTTATCAACAATTTTCTCCACTAAGACCATTTTATCACTGGGTATTGATGCCGACTGTAGACTCTGCTCCACAACAAGAAGAGTGGATTGATACTTTTTTACATGCAGATGCCGTATTCACATATTCTGATTTCGGTAGAGACACGCTATCTCAACAAAGTAACAATAAGATAAACTATATCGACACAACATCTCCCGGAGTAGATCTAAAAACATTCAATATTATCTCTAATAGAGATGAACTAAGAAATTCTTTAGGTATAGACCCGTCAGCTTTTGTTATTGGGTCTGTAATGAGAAACCAAAAAAGAAAGTTAATGCCAGAACTTTTCGCTTCATTAAAACAGCTGCTAGATAAACTAGAAAAAGAAAACAATCCCATTGGCGAAAAAACGTATCTTTATCTTCACACCAGCTATCCCGATGCTGGTTGGGATATTCCTCAGCTACTAAAAGAATATAAGATTGGTAATAGAGTTCTATTCACCTACAGTTGTAAAAATTGTGCTCATTTCGGTACGTCTCTATACCAACATCCTGTGGCATTTTGTCCGAGATGTGGACAAAAGTCAATGAGTATGCCTAATGTTAGTTCTGGTGTTAGTACTCAGATTTTATCTGCTATTATGAATACTTTTGATATATATGTACAATATGCTATCTGTGAGGGTTTTGGTATGCCTCAGGTAGAAGCTGCTGCATGTGGTATTCCTATAGCTTCTGTAGATTACAGCGCCATGAGTGACGTTGTTAATAAGCTGAATGGCTATCCAGTAAAAATTAACCAAGCATTCAAAGAACTAGAAACCAAGGCAATAAGAGTTTATCCAGATAATGATCATTTAGTAGAAATACTATATAATTATATAAACATGCCCAAAATACTGAAAAATCAAAAACGACATGAAACTAGAAAGTTAACAGAACAATATTATAACTGGGACTTAATTGCTAGTAAATGGGAAAAGTATTTTGATAGTGTTCAATTAAAAGGATTGCAGGGCAAATGGGAAGAGAGTCTCACAACCTTATCTAAGATAGATAATATTCCTGAAAATGCAACGAGTTATCATGATGCTCTAATGAGCGTAGTATCAAAACATATGCCGAACCATCAAATAGCTTCGTCTATGGTTTTATTGAATATGATGAGAGATTTAGATTATGGCTTTACTCTAAATGGTATGAATACTGAACCATATGGAATATCTAAAACTTTAGATGTTCTTAATAATATGATATCAAATAATAATATAGCTCAAAAAGCTAAAGAAGCTGATAGCGGTCTAAAAAATGAAGACTTTATAGAATACGCGAACATGAAAGCCAGATTACAATGAATGTACTATTTGTAGGTCCATATAGACAAAATGATGGTTGGGGTATGGCGACTAAAAGCTATATTAGAGCAGTCGCGACTAAATGTCCCAACTTAACTATCAGACCAGTATTTTTAGCTTCAGCATCTAATGATGAACTAGAGCCGGATCTAGTAAAATATGAGAATACAAAATATGATACATACGATATCGTAATACAAAAGACTTTGCCTCATTGTTTTTTTTATGATGGCAGATATAAAAAGAACATTGGATTAACAGAGCTAGAGACAAATAATTTGTCTAATTCTGAATGTATAGCCAACATGAACAGAATGGATGAGATTTGGGTACCTAGTAATCAAGAAAAGAAAAGCTTACTAAAATCAGGTGTTAATAAACCTATTCACAGCATATCTCAACCATTAGATACAGAACTATTAAAAAAGTACAGTAGTCATAAAATAGGGTTTAGCGAAATAATTAATAGAACATTTAAGTTTTATTTTATTGGAGAATATGTAGAACGTAAAAATTTACAAGATTTAATTTTAGCTTTTAATTTAGCCTTTGATATTAACCAACCAGTATCTCTAATTATTAAAACCTCTATCTCTGGCATGTCTCCGCACGAAAGCTATAAAACAATAGAAAACGACTTAGAAACAATCAAGAAAAAACTTTCAGTAAGTCAAAGATATAGAAAAGAAATTATTATACCAGAAAGATTATCTGATCAGGACATAATAGGACTTCATAACGCGTGTGATTGCTTAATAGCTCCTTCTTTTGGAGAAGCCTTCTGTAGACCAGCAGCTGAAGCTTTATGTTTGGGGAAAACTCCCATAGTAACAGATAATACTGGTATGATAGACTATATAAACAATGAAAATGGTTTTATTGTTAAAAGTCATAGGACACCAGTTTTTATAGATAATAGGCCATTATCTAAAGATTTTGATATATACACATCTAATGAATATTGGTATAGGATTGATATATATGATCTAATATCTAAAATGCAAAATGTATACAAGCTGTATAAGGAAAACAAAAAAGATTTAGAAAATAAAAGAGAGATAGGAAGAAATAGTATGGATCGTTTCAGTTACGAAAATATAGGGAAAAAACTATGTACTTGAGCTTTATTACTGGTAACGTATTGCAGAAATTATCGTCTAATAAAAAAAATATAGTATTTTATCCTCAAAATAATTTATTTGATCATACTGTATTTCAACTTATCGATAATAACTATTACATATTTGGTGACAACAAAACCAATTATAGCATACCTAACGTAATAGATCTCCCTCAGTCCCACCTAAGTCTGTATAACTACAATCTGTCTATCACTAATAATATTATAGGTTATTCAACTTCAAACCTTAAAAAATTTCACATAAATAGTATAATTTTTACACACTCATATAGGCCACACTTTATTAAAAAAGAAGATGCTTCTATATTAAATAACAATCTATCAAAAGAAATCAAAATTTTTTTTAGTGAAAACGCAAGAAAATCTTGGGGCATAAATCAGAGATATGAGGTTATTAAATATGGAATTCCAAAAGCATTCAACAATCTAGGACTAGAGAGACCAAAAGATGTGCTAATATTAAATTTCGATAAAGCAGTACATAACTCTCAACTATTAAGAGCTATGAAGTCCAGAGGCTATGAGTGTGACACATTGGACTCTAATAAAATGAGTGTCGATCAATTAAATAGTATCTGTAATCAGTACAAAATATGTATCGATTTTGCAGATCACAACGTGGTAAATCTTTTGTGTTCTATAGCTTCTGGATGCAAAGCCATCGGCTTAAAAACAGAGATGCTGGCCAATGATTATGGCGATGTTCCTGGTCTATACCTTATAAATTCTCCATCTGAGGTTATTGATGCCATCGGATCTATCATTAAAGACACAGACACTATTGAAGATAATTCAGTCGCTGTGCATGAAATGTTTGATTTTAATTCATTTAGCGAATCTTTAAAAAATAGCATTAACACAATCAATCAGGAGGCGTTTATTATATGATAGGGCAAGTAAATATAACTATTGACCAATCGACAGACGAAATTGCTGGATACAATAATATTAATTACAAACAATTATCCTCTATCACTAATGGATATGTTGAATCTATAATTTTTACAACTATAGACAAACTTGATCCGAAAGACAGAAATGGTATTTTGGTCGAATGTCTCAAAAAGCTGACTCCTGGAGCACAGTTGACTGTTAGATTTTTGAATCTTGTATTATTGGCCAATAGAGTTAAAGCTAGTTACATAGATGGAGATAAGTTTGCTGATATTATCAAAAATTTAAACTCCTTTTGGACAGAATCAGATTTTATGGGTTTAATATCTTCTATGAGCGATTTTAAATTAATAAAACTAGTTAATGAAGATCTGAATCTTGTTGCAGTAATCGAAAAGAATAAATGAAAAACATTCAATGTTTTATACTGTCTTATGAAATTACAAAAGGCATGAAGTCCTATGGTCCTTTGGGGCTTTTAAAAAATAATGACCACTCTAAGGAACTGATATTGCATCAAATAGAATGCGTAAATAGAGTATTCTCTAAACCCGCTATCACTATCGTTTCAGGATTTGGTACTGAAAAATTATACAAAAAACTGTCTAAGAATATAGGTAAAATATATAACGACAAGTTCGAAAATGCTAATCATGGATATGCCATTAAGCTAATATTAGCAAATTTCGATTCTAATAAATATGATGGCTTATTTATAATGGATCACGGAGTTGTTCTAAAAGATGTTGAAAACTTGCCCTGTCCTCCTTTTAAAAATTCATGGATACTGAATCGAAAAACTAAAAAACATGACACCAAGAACAAATATATAGGCTCTGTGATGGATGCTCAGGACCAGCTAGATTACATATTCTATGATGTCGGATCTTTAGCTTGGTGTAATTCGGTCTATTTATGCAAAAAAGATGTGGAGAAACTAAAGGCTTCTACTAATACTTTTTATGATAATATGTTTCTATTTGAAGTAATAAACAAATCTGTAAGTTCCAATATGATAAAATACCACAACTTTGTTATACCTAACGACTCATTTATAATGATTGCAGGCATCAAGGACAAGTACAAAATTAAAGAAAAAATATGAAAAAAATATTAATCCATTTATCTAACGAAAACGAATACCGATCTTTTGTAAGAGCGCTGGTAAAAAATGCATCAAGTGACTACCAGCTAATAGGTAATGCTTTACATGATGTATTATTTGATACTAATCACAAAATAAAACCAGAATTAGTATTACTGCCGTCTAATGAATATACTCAAGAATTTCATGACTATATAACAGAATTTCACAAAACCGTTAAAATTATTCTTTTTACCAATAACTTAGTAGTAAATGAAAAAATTATAGACTTCTGGAATTTTACGAATACTGTGGTAGTTTCTAAAAAAGAATGGTATCCCGAAAAAAAACCAGAAAAATTTATATCGTACGATAATCTATATGATAATGAAATATATAAAAATTTAGAAAAACCAAGAAACAATAAAATTGCTGTATATTTATCATCAGATGATCAAAAAAATCATGATCTTCTGGACAAGGTTTTGTACCCCAACTCTGTAGCACCTCTATGTCTATTCAATTCTATTTCTTTTAAGCATAGTCAAAATTTAGGACTCTTAACTCCCGAAGATTCCTGCAAAATACTAAATACTTATAGAGCACTAATAGATATAGATAATAAGTTTTATTTGGAAGCCACAGCGTGCGGTATAGATAATCTATCAACGTCTGGAGATATCCAAAACATTATAGATAACAATATATGTAAAAAAACAATAGAAGAAGCTAATAGTAAATCATACTCTAATTTTATACAAACAGCACTTTTACCAATTTTATAGGAAAATATAATGGATATAGGTTTTTATCTTTTAGACGTAGTAGTAAATAACGAGAAACAAGACGCTATACTGTCTAGTATTAACGATCTATGCAGAGCTAGACCCTACTATAATATAGTACTGTTTAATAATCAATTTGCTAGAATTGATAACAATAAAAAGTATTATACGCTACATATACAGCAAGCAAAGTATTTTGATGGTATGCTATTCGTTTTTGATACTAAAAGCGCTATGCTAACTCAAACATTTCCGTCGCCAAAAAAACAAATACTGTTACTATCGGAACCAGAGTGGTCAAATGACACATCTTTGCCATATGGTTTTTGGGAAAATATTTATATGAAAGATAATATAGAGTTAATTACGGATAATGAAAACACTCATCAGCTATGTGAAATTTGTTGGAAAAAACCTTTACATCTATTGAAAACTCTTAATGGAGAGGAAATCGGTAATGTCGTCAATAAATTATGAAAATTTAAACGAAGCTCAAAGAAAACAGCTACTAAATGATTTATACCTAAAAAACAAACTAAGCTTTCATGATATAGCAATTCAATATAATACCTATGCTAACAAACTTAGACGAGACGCTAAAAAATTTAATATAAAAATTAGAGATAAAAGTCAAGCTCAAAAAAATGCTTTGAAAACAGGAAAGCATAAACACCCAACAAAAGGACAAGAAAGATCGCTAACCACCAAAGCGAAGATTGGCAAAGGAGTGATGAGATCATGGGATTCTCTATCTGATGAAGAACTTAGAGCAAGACAGGATAAGAGTAGAGCAAATTGGGAAACCATGGATGATCAAACAAAAGCAGATATTCTTAAATTAGCGAATGAAGCAGCGAGATTAAGTAGTAAAACAGGATCCAAGCTAGAGAAATACCTACTAGACAGACTACTGCAAGAAGGGTATAAAATTGACTTCCATAAGGAGCAAATGTTATCAAATACCAAGTTGCAAATAGACCTGTTTCTGCCTACAATGAATCTAGCTATAGAAGTTGACGGGCCGTCTCACTTCTCTCCAATTTGGGGAGAAGATGCTTTAGAAAGAAACAAAAGATACGACGAGAAAAAAAATGGATTACTCACAGGAAAAGGCTTGAGTCTAATTAGAGTAAAACAAACCAAAGATTTCTCAATGGCACGAGCAAATATAATTTATCAACAACTATTAGACATTATTACCAATCAAACTTTTAAAAGTACTTCACTTATAGAAATTGAGGACAACTGAAATGGTCAAGGAAAAGAAAGAGACGGTCGCAGAAACAGAAGAACAGAAACCTGTAACTCCTAATGATCCAGGATGGACTGATCATGTTTTGAGTATGTTGGGCGATGATGAAAAAATATCTGGAAATCCTACTACAGATGGCTTGCGTCGAGTACTAGAAAAGGCTCTTAACTGTAGAATGATCCAGTCTACTAGTGATGTTGTCCAATCACCATCTCCAGAAAATGAAAAAAGAGCCACTGTTGTTCATACTCTGGTATATCTTGTTAATCAAACAGATATTGCTGTGACAGTTAGTGGTGCTGCTGATGTTTTTTGGGGTAATTGTGATAAGATATATCGTAACTACCCGGTGGCTGTGGCTGAAACTAGAGCAGAAGGTCGGGCTTTAAGAAGAGCTTTAAGACTTCGCAAAGTAGTCGCGGCAGAGGAGCTGGCTGCAAATATCGAGGATCATCCTGACGCCGATTCTGTGTCAAAGATTAGTATAAATCAAATTAATTTTATTGATGTAATTGCTCAAAGATTAAATATTAATGCTGTTTCTTTAATAAAATCGCTTGACATAAAAGAAACCAATGTCTATAATATAAGTCATGAGGAAGCTGTTAAGGTAATTCAGCAATTGACATCGTATCAACAAAATATGTCAAATATACCTCAAGATTTAATAGGCTATGATAATAAATGGAAATAACTTATGAAAGTAACATATCGCGCTAGTGACAAGCTTCAATTTGAATTAGAGGGTTCCGGACAGAAAGAAATATTTAAAGAACTAGCTCTCATACAGGAAATTTTCTCCGAAGAGAAGTGTGGCTTGTGTGGTAGTACTAATCTAAGATTTATTGTTAGAAATGTAGAAGGCAATGATTACTACGAGCTAAGATGTAATGATTGTGGTGCGGTGCTGGCATTTGGTCAGCATAAAAAAGGTGGCACACTTTTCCCCAAAAGAAAAGATGATGAAAATAATTGGTTACCAAATAACGGTTGGCACAAATGGCAAAAAAATACCTTGGAAAAACAAAGTTAGTTTGTGACGCATTTGATTGGTTTTGTGTCTATATACATGACTCTGGCTTTGCTCATAGTATGGCATTCCATACTACATTATTATTATTAATGTCTCTCGTAGTTTTCGATGAGCCAAAACATAAGCCAATTAAAATATCATTGGCATTCAACTCTTCGGAGGCAGAAAGCGAGATTTTTACAAATGTGCTTTTGCCAACAATTGCAGAATCTATTCCAATAACTGATAAAGAATTAGCTGATTTCGAAAAAATTCAAATTGACAATAGAGTGGATTTCGTTTCAGATACTAATATTGCCGATATTAATGATGTTATAGAAAATCAATCATCAGAAAAATATACTGATTTCGATACTAAAGATCTGATTAAAAAATTAGTAACTGCTTCCGATACTGAGAATGAAAATGAGTTTTCTAGTGAGGAAAAGCAAGAAACAGATCTTAATAGTATTATAAAAGACCTTTCTGGCTCTATAACAAATAGAAAAACAACTAATGATTTATCGTCAAATGGTAGGGGCGGAGCAAATGGGAATGATGAGTTTGGTAGAAGATTGTCTGAGGCTGGAGCTAAGACTGGTGATGTACAAATATCTATAATGTGGAGTACCATAGACGATATTGATTTGCATATCACATATACTCCAGGTAATGGTTTGATAGACAATATAAACTGGACAAATAGAGTAGGACGACTGTCTGCTGGGATGTTGGATATAGACAGAAATGCTAATTCTGGTATGCTAACAAACTCCCCAGTGGAGAATATTTTCTGGCAAAAGGGCTCTACTCCTAAAGGTTTTTTTGTCGTATATATCCATTTTTTTAGATCCTGGTCAGGAAACAATAAAGTACCAGTAATCGCTAGATTTAAGATAGGTGATAAATTTGAAGAGATAAGATGCATTGCGGTGCTGTATCAATCACCTCAAGAGATTGCTAGATTTAAATACCCAAATTAATCCGTTATAATCCCCCATTTATCTGCTGGGCATTTTTGATCTTTATGCGCTAGTTTATTCTGATAATTAGCTTCTCTTATAATAGTACATCCACACAGTAAGCAAGAATTATTCTTAAAATACTCACAAGTATTGCATATTGCCAATCTTTGCTCTATTTGTTCTGATGAACATAAATTATCCGATCTATTAAGGTCCTGATATTTTTCAATTTCTTCTTTTTCTAACTGTTCTGTATCTTGCTGTATCTTGGCTAAGACAGTATCTCCAAGAGATGAATTTATATCTACATGGAATATATTAGTCGTATTATTGCCAGTATGACTACTATTAATAGTTCTGGATATGTCTTCCATTTTTTTGAAACATAGTATCTGAGTGTCGGCATTATCTAGAGCTACAGTCAAGCTACAGTAACTACATTGATATAATGGTTTATTATTAAAAAATGTGTGTAAAGGCTTTAGATCGCAATATGTAGAATTTATCATTTTTACAGATATGATATTTTATTAGTTTGACAACAATAATCTGAAGACGAACATTTGTTTATATTAGTATCATAACAATTAGGAGTATCTGTGCAAGTGGGAGTATCGTAGCTAGATGTAATTTTAGGAACAGTAACATTACACTGAGAAGCTCTTTCATTGCATTTTTTAGAACTTCCTTCTACAGCATTATCTTTTAAAATATCTTGTATATTTTTTGGTCTTCTATAACTATAGCTATAGTATGCCACCTTAACAGATACAGTGCTGTCTGTTCTAGAGTTAGGGGCCCTAAAAGATATAGCAGGATAATCTATTGAGCCAACATTAAATGAGCAGGTACCTGGCACTATTCCTTCTACAATATCATTTACATTATATGTTCTGTCGATATACGGATTAGCGATATCTTCTGGTATTCTGTTTTTACAAGCCGCAATATTATTATATATTTGCTTCATATTACTTTCCCATTCTCTGTATAAGTACTCTTTAGTTTGTTCATTAGAAGTAGCTAGAGGAAAAATAACTCTAGTATTGCCAATATATGTGGTCCATGGACGAGAATCATCTCCAGACTTTCCGCAGTTACCAATAGGAGATGCTACACCAGCAACACCAGCAAATCCATCACAGGCGACATTACATCTACCACAGGGTATGCCCGCAGAACCACCAATATCCCCTACTGGCCCGTCAACATTTTTATTACCGTCATATACTAAATACCCTAATACACAAATCCTATTTTCTGTTACTATATCCCACGAGGGTTCAAGGTCATTGATATCTGCTCTATTGGGTTTTATATTGTCCATATCACATTCGCTATTAATAGAATCCACCACAGAAAATGTATCATCCGGTACCGTTACTGTTATTGAAGGACAATCTCCTTTAATAAATTCTTCTTCAAGAATACATCCCTTAGTTCCTTCTCCTCCTAGTGTTATGGTGATTCTATTGTTGTCATATGTTATGTTACATAATGTTTTAGAACAAGAAGCTTTATATGGTGGATTATTAGTAACAGTGGTAGAATTATATATTTTATATGTTTTGGACTGAGAAGTCTCACAATAATACCACAAGCATTTTTCTTGCATATTTAATTTTAAGGTCATTATTTTATTTCCTAAAATAGTTTTTTATATCAATTACCATCAGGACTAACTTTACCCGTTATTCTTCTCTTATGGCCTTTAAGAGTTATCGAATGTTTACAGTATTCAAAAGTATAAGGGAATTCTGTATAATCATATGTCAGTGACTTGCATACGCATTCAGCTGCATTATCCGAATTCCTACAATATCCATAAGTAAAATTTTCACATTCACAAGCGTCTGATGTTGAAGTTGGAGATGGTGGATAGCCTCTTCCCATGGGTATAGAGTCGTATCTATTTTTTCCTGTTAATGGATCTTTTGAGTCTATACTATAACATATTCCACAATCGTTAGTTGTAGAACCTGGAGCAATTAAGTCGTGAGGTTTATCGACAATTAGTTTTGTTGGTACTATGTCTTGTATTCTACCCGTATCATAAAAGAAACCATAAGTTAGCAAACTAGTAACAAATTGATGAGGAAAATAAGAGTTTGCATTATATTCTGAAACAAAACAAGGCCAATACCAAGGAGGAATAGATCCTCTATTATCGCCTCCTTCCTCTATCTCTATCTCTGCGGTCTCTTGCGAAATTACAAAACAATTATTTGGAGCATTAACTGGGCCAACTCCTCTATTTGTTGGAATCATACCAGGTGGATTTAGTTCTACAGCGCTTCCATTATATCCATAAAAATATATTCCTAAATTTTTTGGTAATGATGCTTTTCCTGTTTTGCAATTTAATGCACCACAAACACAAGACCCCTGAAAAACCCCGCTTATTGAAGCTACTGTCGGATTAAAATTATTACAACGAAACGGAAGACTATCAGGGTTTTGAGCAGGCGTCCATCTGGGAAAAATTGCTGTCTCAGTTCCTACTGTTGGTCCTAACTCTCCACCATTACCATTCTCATCACAGGGTTTAATTACTGTTCTATTACAACTAGATACTCCTTCAAGTTCAGCATATTCTATTCCATTAGTAAGATTAATATCTATCTGACCCCTTTCTGTGCAGTCAGCAGCAAAAGAAATTCCAGGTCCAGAAATGGGGCCAGTAGAAACAATAATGTTTTTACTAATGTTTTTAGTATCATAAATTTTAGAAGTGATTTTACCTCCTGGTAATCCCGGAGCTTCTGCTACTATATTTATACTTCCAGTATTTTGGTCTTCTCGTATAGTTAGTATAATGTTTATCTCGTTAATAGTAACAGATACGATCTTATTTAGATCGAGAACCCCATTTATATTGATAGAACCGCTAATTTTTCTTTTGTCGGTGTTGGCTGTTATATCTAGATCATAAATAATGTTTTTATATATATCTTTTGGACCTGTTCTTGGATGCGTGTATTTATATAAATCATCTAAAAATATACGATTATTTGAACTATCTATTCTTTCATAATTTATTTTTTGTTGTTCTCCATATATTAAACGAAATAGCATTTCATTTGCCATCTTATCTGTTTTGTCAACTATATCAGAATGAATAACAGATATACTGTCTTTTAGTATTGATTGATATTCTTCATTTAATATTGCTCCGTTATAATTTGCCGGTCTGGGTCCTATATCAGAATCACACAAGCTAACAGGAAATAATGGATTTTTTGCCTTAAGCTCATGTCTTTGTATATATGGTACTCCGCTACTACCAATAGTGTTGTATAAACCAGCATCATAAGATACAATATATGGAATATTATTAATATTAGTTGGTGTTGCTATGGTTTTATGCATATAAAAGGAGTAATTCCCACTATATGTGCCCGTGCCCGCATCTCCAAGACCAGCGCAACCATTGTTTGAGCAACCAACAACATTATCACTATCACAATAAATATTAGCAGTATTAAATAAAGACCCGGTATTCACTATGCTAAAATGATCAAAATTAAATGTATTAGAACTAAAAGAAACGGTGTTAGAAGAAGAAATCTTTGGATTAAATGTTTGTCTACATGTTGCACTATTAGTTGTTATTGAATAATTTGTCGAATCCAATATAAAAACTGGATGATCCACCCTCATAGAATCAGAGTAAAAACCTTTTACAGGAGATAAAGCAGATTTAAACCCTGATAAATTAATATCTAAATTGATCCAGAAATATTTACCTTCTTGTGGTTTTTTGTATTCTCCCCAAACATGACTATCGTCCAAGTATTTGTGCATTCCACTAATATTCATTATGCCCGAATAAATTTTCTCTTGACCTACCGTATTAGCAAGTCTGCCATTATCTGTTAATAAACCTCTACTAGTATTAATATCATTGCCAGTTGGCAAAATATTGATATCCATATATGGTAAATAATTGTTATAATCTTGATAAGTATATTCAGTATGATACGAGCCATAATCAACGTTATATTTTTGATGTATGTTGTAATATACATTATCTTCTAAATCAAAGTTAATTATTCCTTCAGTACCACTAACCTTAAAGCGATGCCTCGTATAATTTCCATTATTAACAATAATCTTATAAAAATTGTTACCATACAGCGAAGAAGGATATACATTGTATAGATAATTTTTATCTATAAAATATTTTGTTAATTCATTTAGGTAATTTCCATCGTAATCTATTAAATCTCCCCATTTTGTTTCTATATTATTATTATATAATATATAGTCATTTTCTTTTTTAAGTGCTTGATTTTCTTTTAAATTTCTAAAGATGATGAAAGAGTCAATACCTTCAGTATTACTAAAATCATTATATAAACAAGAAAAGTCTATGTAAGCCTTATCGTATCTAAGTGGCGTGTCCAATTCAAATTGAGTATATGTTTTTAAGTATTTTTTAAATGTTTTATCATTAAACGATAATTTATTGCCATACTTATCAGTATATACAGCATACAATCTTTTTTTAGTGATTCTTGCTTCGTAAGTGCGAGATGCTTTTTCTGCATCTATAATTTTTATTTTTTGATTACACGTTTTATGAGTATTGAAAACATAATTAGTGTTATTTTTTAAATTGTAATCTATATATAAGTCACTAAAGTTATGATATAAATAATTATAGTCTGAAATCACATATGATTTTTTGTCATTTTTTGTTCCACTAATATACCTAAATCTTTCTCCTGTAGATAACACAACCTCGGGATTTTCAGGAGAAATGGCGTCCTGATCATCCTCCGACAAATTGGCAATTGAATTTGCTAAAGACACTCTAGCATTATCTATTTCTTTAACAAAAAAATATGTTCTAGTACCATCTATTTTTAATATTTTGGGCCTATTTGTGTTCTTATATACTAATGGTCGTTGATAATAAATAGGAATTTTACTTTTTTTATCATCATAATTGTATATAAAATTAAAATCTATAAATTTTTTAGCAGTAGTGGGAAGGCATGGGCCTATGCAGGATTGGTTTATTTCTTTATCCAAATACTCAAATATAAATGGTTTTCCTATGTTTAAAGTATCTTGATTATAAAATCCAAATAAATTTGGAGTATTATACTCGTACCATAAATTATTAATTTGTAAGTACAGTCTAGCTTTTCTATGATTAGAAAATTGACCTATTTGATTTATAACCCTTTGTACATTGGGGTTCATTTCACTATAGTAAACAATACCACTAGATAGAAAAGAATTATTATTATCAAATAAATTTTGATCATAATTGATATAAATTCTGTTTCCGCTATCTGTATATAGTGGAGTTAAGGGTGGGTCAGATGTATTTCGATCTATTAAGCCGCTGTTTGGATGAAAAAATCCTTTTTTAAGAGTACCCATCGCTTGAAAAGGTCTGTTATAAAAAGTTAGTAGTTGTTTACGTGGTATTCTAGAAAAAGTAATAGCAACAGAGCTAATTTCGTCTCCCCTAGACCCAAAATTAGTAGCCACAGGAACAAAGGGATCGATCTGACGATATGGATTACATAATGAATTTATAGGAGGATATAGTATGTTTTCTCCTCCTAGTAATGCTTCTAGATATGGATTAGATAATTTAACACTAATAGATGGACTATTGCTAGAAATAGAAAGAGCTTTTTTTTGTTGATCATAAACTGTAGTATCGTTATTCAGCACAACTTTTGTTGTATATCTTTGCAAGGTAAAGTCAACATTTTCTGAAACTTTTGCCCATATATCAGAATGAGAGGTATCATATGCTGGTAACTGAACCGTATAATCAGTAGTTACATAATTATTTAAATTAATAGTTACAGATTTTTCATTTCCATATGGATTTAAGGGATCTATGTATCGATCCAATGAGTCTAGTTCTGTTTCTGGATCTGGATGATTTGGAATACGATATTCTGCCAAAGAAACATTTAAGTTATCAATTTCTCCACTTTTAGTTGTTCTTTGCAATCTTAATGTATCAATACTAATACCATTAGTATCAAAACTTAAATCGGATAATTCTAGAAAATCTATAGCTTTATTTAGATCTTCTATTTCTTTTTTTAGTACTTTAATATTATTTACTATATCTCCACCGCCAAACATTTCATTAATTTTAGATTCTTTATAACCACCATATGCTTTTATTTTAGGACTATAAGTTGTAGAAATATTTGGAGTAAATAAAGTATGGGGACTATTAGTGAACGTGATAGCTGCGCCATCGTTGCAAGTATAAGGAAAATTAGATATTGTACTTAATCCAAAACATTGACATTTGTCTTTTATCGGAAATCCTCTGCAATTATAAGAATCAGATGTATCTTTTCTTAGTTTTTCTATGGATAAAGCATATATTTTAATTCCAACGTCTCTAGTAGTGAACTCTATATTAACAGACCCTTCTCCGGTATCGTCAAATAAACTATCTATATTTTTACTAAATACAGTATTACCGCTTAGAGAACCTAAAAGAGTGTTTGAATAATATACTCCTCCTTGATGATGGAAAGCTACGTTGTCAATATGAGGATTAAAAGCTATGGCGGGATAAGATCTCTTCAGATATAGAGTATTATTTAATATTTGTCTCGCTGGCCTCGTACCGACCACCAATCCTTCGCTATTATTGTAGAAGGTTGCGGAAGGAGCGTCACAAAAGCTTAAATTACCCTGATAGGGTTGGCACAGCTTAACGGCTCCTCCAACAAGATTATATGTACTATCAGAATCGCAATTACTACAATCTGTCTTACTACTATTACAGCATGAATCAATTGGGGTGTCTTCTGTTAAAATTCTAGGATAATTATCTTGAAAAACATAACATCCACTATCATATATAGTTTCTTTTAATAAAGTATTATTTAGATATAATCCAGCAACCCTAGCTGAGCCTGTTTTAATATTCGAGTTTTCGCTACACTTAACTTTGTATCTGGTTCTGGTATTTAACCTTAAATCTAGCGAACTTTGCCCAACAGTAAACTTTTGCGCATATGCAAAAATTTTACTAGGAGTATTCTGAGTACAGTCCGTTGTTGGCGAACAGTTAGTATTGGAGAATATAGTATTATTAGATAATGTCACAGTATCGAAATCTAAGTTTATGGAACACTGAGATTTGATATTATCTTTTAATGTTATGGTTTTGGTTGTGTTGGGAGGGCACCATAGATAAGCTCCGTATTTATCAGCCAAAGTATTAATAAGATCAATTTTATTTTTTATATAATTTAATTTACCAACGGATCCATATGTTGTGCCTTTAAGCATATCTTTGTTTAAAGTATCTATCTGAAAATATGGATTAATACTATATTTATAGCTTGGATTACGGGATGTTAAGTCTACCGTTATATCATCGTATTCTGGTGCTGTGCACAATAACGCCGCTAGCTCAAATTTTTGTTTCATAGATATATTATTTTCGTCTGTTCTAGCTGCTGACGTTAATTTATTAAAAATTTCTATGAATCTAGGATATAAATTTGTTGATATATATGTAAATGATGAATCGCTAGGAATAACACAAGATATTGCTCCGCTTTCTATAACTTTTATTCCAGATGGACAAGGTTTGATAATATTGGTGGCGTTTTCTGGAAAAGCTACGGGTGGCGGTTCTGGTCCTTGATTCTTAGCATAAAAAACATCTCCTGGAGAGATATAAATATCAACACCGCTAATTGGTCGTGTGTCGTTAACTAAACCAGTATTATAGTGTCGATACCAACATAAAACACCAGAATCATAATTCCATTTCCAATGAGATGCTAATTTTTTTGTTTTGATAAAAATATTATTATATGTCATTCGTTCAAAACCATATGGAGCAGTAAAATCTTCTATCGCAGGCGCTAGCTGCTTAATATCTTTCGATACTGTAGATTGGTCGTCGTTTCCAATCAAACCGCTAAAAGAGCTATAAGATGGCAAAATACCAGTGTATAATGGATTTACTTTGGTTAGGATAAAATTGCCGCATGTTTTGGAAACAAGTTTTGATTTTCTGAAAGCTTTGTTGTGTTGATCAATATTGTCATACTGAGACTGAAGCTTATCGTATGGTATTTCTGATATAGTGTCTTTGATTCTCCAATCTATGACCAGATCAGGACTACTACTGAAACTCGACATATCCGAACCAATTATCTTTATAAATTCATTAAATCCAAGTCCAGCATTGGTAGAAGCCGGGAATTGACTAAGATATTTAAAATCATAAAATTTATTTAGATAATTTTGATTTAGTACAGGTATTTTAGGGATAAAATCATCTGGCCTAACTCTGGTATCACAAGCTCCTGTGCAACAGTCCGAGACGAATTGATACTTATAAGGATTACCTTGTTGATCCAAAGCTTGTCTAAAATTTCCTTCTGAATCTTTAAGATACCAAGATGATTGATAATCTATTGGAGACATTTTATTACAATAATCACAATCAAATAAACCGGTCTCTACAAGAGCAGAATACGACTGAGCTGAAGGACTTTGACAATTCAATGGGTTAAATGGAAAAATAGCAGTAGAATCCCCAGCCTGTCTTAAAAAATCAACCTTATTTAAGGTGCTATTACTAGATTGTATTACAATAGGTCTCCATATGCCACTAATGGCTTCGGAGTAAGCTGGTACAAGATCTTTTAATTTGGATATGTCTACAGTTGCTTTGTCTAAATTAGCATCAATAATAAATGATTTATTATATATATTGCAACAACCCATATTAGCACCTGTAAGATTGTAGTACCCAATCTTTGTCCATGTATACGAAAAGACCATTGTCTCCATTAGAGGCATTAAAACCTAATGGATTCTTATATGTGGTCCTATAAGAAGTGTTATCTGTGCTATATATTTGATATATATCGACACTAGAAGCTCCTCTAATAACGCCAGAAGTAATAAATGGCCTATTATAAATAGGCTCATAAAAACCATCATCGCTATTATATTTACAATATATCTGAGCTCCTCTTGGGGCAGGACTTGTGCCTAGATTGTCCTTAACGAAAACAAGCCTTCTCAAACCACTAGGTAACGGATTTTTATCTAGATCAGTTATTATTTGACCTCGTGCGGGTTCTTTATCTACCAAGTCTTGTTCTATTTGTATCCAAACATTTTTATAATTAGCTCCTACTGTCCACACTTTAGAGCTATCATCCCACCTTAAATCAATTGGACCTACAGGCCATGTGCCCGGCATTTGCCCCCAACCCTTAGCAAATTTGTGTTCCTTATATGGCTTAGTCCATGAGCCGTCAGGATTTTGTGTTTGGTTTTTATATAGAATATTCCCATCACTATCCCGCAATGCAGAACCATCTTCGTTTAATCGTACTTCACCGGAACCATTGGGTACAGGATATCCTTCAGTATCATAACCCCAACCGTGAACCATTATAGGTCCTCTTAAACCAAAAAATCTCATATTATTAGCTGGTAGATTTTCGTTATTTGGGTATCCTGTGATTTGTTTATAAGCGGGTTTGGTGCCCGGCGATTTACCAAAATTTTTATCTATATAATCATATGCATCATTAATATTGTCGCTGTAAGATAATTTTAAACTACTATCACTACCATTAGGAGCAACTATACTACTAGATATTGTGTCTATGGAATGAGCAGAATAATCTCCTGGTTGTCTATTTTGATAACAAGAAAATTCTCCACTAGTTAATAAAACTGGATTTAACGTAGCGTAATTAATGATTGGATTGCCACTTATTCCACCAATTCCTGTAACAGTATTACTTGATATAATAGTTAAGTCTGTACCTGACGCTATAATGTACGGAGGTGTTGTTTCTTTTGGTGTGGCACTAGCATATTTACGTTTGTCTTTAATGTTGTCTGGCTCACAAAATATACAATCAACATCTGTCTGTGTATTAATATTATTTAATATAGTATTAAAATTATCAATTGTATTAAGCGCTAGGCTATTCAGTTTTTTGTAGGAGTACTTAGCCGTACCTAAACATATTGGGCATCTGCTTCTTGGGTATTTAGTTATACTATATGTAGATCCGTATGGAATAGGATAGAATGAGATTGGAGATAAAATGCCATCTAAACTCATAATGGCTTTTTTATCATAGTCTGTCAAAAGTTCTCTAGGAGCTTCGTCAGTTTCGTATAATCCTATATCTCCTAAATATCTGGGTAAATTTTGAACATCGCTATTAATACGACCATAAGGTTTCATAGACCAATCTGGACTATAATTTGGTATATTCTGAGCAACGCTAGAATTTGGATGAACATGAAGCCTATTACCTCCAACTAAGATTTTACCGGGACTCCATCTTAACTGTTTGGGAGTATCTCCTCCACTACTGTCTCTAATGGCTCCAGCAAAATTAGCTTTAATTATATTTTGTGTAGCATTCAGAGAATCGTTTATTGCTTTCCTTTGTTTGAAATTTTCTAATGCTAGTGTTTTAAATCTATCTGTATTTTCTTTATTAAAAAAGCCTAGTTTTCTGGTATATGTTCTTAAAGTATAGTTAGAAGTGATTCCATTTTCTCCAATATCAACAACAATGGTGGATATTAGTGGACCACCAGCAACTAGCGCTTCGCCTACAAGTCCTATACTAGTATCTATTCCTACTACACCCAATTCTCCATTCTCATGTACTTGCTGATAACCGGCTTCATTATCTATAGCTTTGCAAACATACGAGTCTAAATTTTCCATACCTCCATAGTTCCAAGGAACTAGATCAGTATTTTCCTCAACTTTTACAGATCCAACAGCATTATCTATTTCATTTCTATCAAAACCAGCATAACCAGGATTATCTATCCATGGACCATAAGTAGCCAAATTATACTGAATCGGAATAGCAGCAAATGCTGGACAAATAGCCTTTGGTTCTATTGGTATAGAGGGTCCAGTGTCGTTTAAACTAATACCACCTCCCCCTATATCTGCAGAAATTCTAGCGTTGCCACCCAAAAACCATGCTAGTAGCGCCCCGGATTTTATAAGATCTCTGTTATACCCTGATTTAAAAGCCCAGCCGTATTGATGAGCTAAGATAGCATCATGCATCATAGTATACGCTAAAGATCTTTCACATTCATTCTTGCCTCCTCCTAATTTTATTGGTCGATCTAAATTTAATATAATTCTAGGAGTGCTATTTATATAAACCAATGCTTGTCGTGCTGTAGCTGTTGCGTACATTTTGTATGTATAATCACTTGGTATATTCTCTCCTTGCGCGGTTCTAAAATCTCCAGTGTTTATTGCTGATGAGCCACCAAAAGTAAATCCTTGAGAAGTTGCTGTTGGACTAACATATTTTATATATACATAATTACTTGGATCCATATCATGTTCTAATGGGAAATAAAAATACTTGTTGGCCTCTGCTCTTGATGTGAATTTTCTGTATTCTTTTTGAATAACAGCGTGCATAGCCCCCATTCCACCCGCTTGTGCCATAGCTAATTGAGTGTCTAACCAATTATCTTTTGTAGATTTCTCTGCATTGGCACTAAAGCCTAATATTGGTTTTATTTTACCTTCTTCGTCTCTGAATGTGTCCATCACTGTGGAACCAACGATCATTGTGTCATCAATAAATGTACCGTTTTCTTCCCAAGCTCCATCAGTAGAAACTTCCCAATTATAAAAATATTTACCAGACTCGGGATCCCTATAATAATTAATCGAAGGAACTCTTACCATATACGATTTACCATAGTATGTATCATGAACTTTTTTCATAATTTCCCATACTTTATTTAGATCTTGGTAAAAAGACCGAACGTATGGAGCAGCGTTAGCTATGCTTATGTTTCCGGCATAATTATTAACATTTGAGGCTTTTGATTTTCCTAAGATATCCCATTTAATAATTGATACCGCTTTTAAATATGGGGCTGTTCCATAGGTATTTCTAAAATAGCCAGCCATAAGCAATTCTATATCTGTTGAGAAAAAATTATCAAAACAATATGAAAGCCAAGATTCAAATCCTGAACCAGCTGCTCTTAATTCATTTTCGAGCACAACAAAAGTAGTTGCATCATAATAAGAGTTTGATAATACTCTAGTAATATCGTTTTTTATAAAGACTATTTTAAGCTGATTAGTTCGCTGATCCCAATATACTGTTCTAGCGTCAGAAAAGCTATATTCATTTTCTGTGCCACTAAAATTCCCAGCACCGCTTTCACTATAAGTATCTCCATTCATACCAAAATATGGACAAATTATATCATTAAAAATCGGGTAAGAATGGTTAGGTCCAGAATTATTTGCAGTAGCTACATTTTGATAATTATTTTGCCATCTAGAATAACCGTTGCCCATGGTAGTTTCTGTGTAAAAAGCGTCAGTTCCTAATGTTTGACTAACATATCCAACCCCTTCTCTCCACGATTGAAATCTTCTGGTAAACTGGTGATCCGGAACCATATATCTATTAACTGTTGTTGATGGAGTTGGCATAAAAGTCCCTTTGTAGGGATCAAATACCATAGTAGTTTGTGTCTGAGATAGATTCGTCGATAAAGCTTGATATAGTCTTTTTTGCTTACCTCCTATGTGCATTAATCTTACTGGAGTGTCTGCAAATTCTTGGCCGTAAGAGTAATTAGATATTTTAGTATTGTTTTGGTTAATTAATTCATTAATTTTGTTTTTTAATTGATTTCTTGATGGTATATCTCTTCTAGATATAGTTTTTACCTTAATGGTTCCTGTTGTGTTTCCGCTAGTATTATTAAGAAAAATAATAGAATAGTCACAGCCAGCTCCTTCGCATAGTATCTTAATAAATTCTCCTATTGATATTACCGAATTAGGGATATATAAGGTTTGTGGAGGAACTGGTACTTCTGATAGGTCCAAAGAAAATAAACTTCTGCGAACATTATCTGCTGCTATTATGCTACGACATAATCCATGATTTTCAAGAAAACCATCTGTGTTAATGATATTTCCATTACTAGTGACTGTTTTAGTAATTAATCCTCCGTATGGATTATATTTACTTCTGGATGCAAAGTCATTTCTTAAAAAATTATATATCTGTAAAGCAGGGATTCCTCTGTCATTTTTAAATGAGCTTCCAAATGATACGGCTTCGTAAGCTCCGTAAACATTAAAAACATTTGGGATATTACCATGGTATATGGATGGAGTTACATAGTTTCTATTTAATAAATTTCCATTTCTGTCGTTGTCATATATCATAGGAGACGCCCAGTCCCCAGCAAATTCGGATATAGAACCAATATAATTATTTATTATTAAATAACTATTATTAAGCAATGATGAATATCCCTGTAGTTCAACTTCATATATATCTTTACCAGATGTTGACCCTAGACTTTTCCAAGATTTTACCAGTCCAGCAAATTCTAAATTAGTATCATATTTAAATCTGGCCGGGCACCCTATTATGTCATAATTAAGTCCTATAAAATTAGGGTCTGCTTCTAAAAAATCTGTGTCAGATGATGTGTTTGTTGGCCATAACCTTTTCTTATTCTCTTGGGTCGTTTCTGTAGGTATGTTTTTTGATATTACGTAACTATTCTGAGTGGGTATGTCTCTATTGTTTTTAATTCTGTTTTGAAGACTATTTTGTAGACTATCGCTTTGAAAAGAGGCTCTAGCACTACTGGTAGAATCGTCATATGCCAGGGAAATCCTAGCCTGACTATTCTCTTCGCCCCATGCTAAATTAATATTAAACTTGGTTATGCTACATCCTAGAAAAAGAGTTTGTCTTAAGCTCATTGTGTTTTTCCTCTAAAAACCCACTCATATGTAAAATTACAAGATACTGAATTATTAACCACGTCAATTTTAGCACTACTATCTTTTAAAAAACTTTTTATTTCTAGATTAGGAGAAGGCACAGGATCCAGAATGTTTTTTGGGTTAAGACTTTCTGCAAGCTTTTTTATACTATCTCTTTTTCCTTTTAAGATATTATAATATTCTATAGTGTTTTGTACAGTCGGGTAATTTGCAAATTTAGCATCTATATTTATAGTTCTAGTATTAGAGCTTTTGGTGCCTAAATCCTGCAAAATTGGAGGACCATACATTACCAATTGTGTTATTATTTTTTTCATACCAATAGAATCTTGTACGTTAATAGTTTCTGATATTCCACTAAAATAATTAATTGGCTTGTTATTATAAACAATATTAAATTTTATAGATCCGTCTGTTTTACTGTGAGTGACTCCACTAGAAACAGGAATAGGATTAATAGTTGGCGTCTCATTTCTGTTGAATCCCGCATCTCCGGCATTAATAAATTTAAACTGATTATCATAAAGCATCTCATTTTTATTTCTGCTCGTTGGTGTAACCAACATATTCTGAGCCATGCCTAAAAATGTGTTTTGTATACTAGAAAATCTAGAGAAGGCATTGGTATACTTTGTATTATCGTCAGTAATAATGTCAATAATTTTACCACTAGGTCCGGCACTAGTCCAAGTTTTATTACTGTTTGATAATCCTTTTATTTCTCCATTAATAGATACAGTTCTTGTAGCATCTCTATCTAATGAGCTTTCAATATTGAGAGTTTGTATATAATTATTATTATTTCTGCTAGCCACCCATGTATCAGTAACAGTATATGAGCCGTCCGTACTGCTTTTATTAACATTTCTAATATGATTATATACGCCACCAAAATTACTTAAAAAAGCTTCTGTTGTAGTTTGCCCATTTTGCCCCATATAATTTTCTATCCACAGTTTAGCATTCTCTAAAGAATTAGGATAATCTAGCTCATACCTTCCTACTGCTCCAACAGTTCTGGTAATTTTAAAAAATGGATACGTTGGTAAAGTATATAAATCATTAGTTAGTTTTTCAGTATATAATTTAGTATCAAAATCAGGCTGGGTAATATTTTTAAAGTTTTCATCTAGAGCTTCAAAAGACCAATCATCCTGTATTCTAGTAACTAACCAGTTTGTACTAGTATTAAATCCAGGATTTTCTGAAGTCAATACTCCCTCAAAATTCATACTATAACGAATAGTATTAGCCCAATTGTCATTTGTTGGTTCTAAATTAGAGCTAATAGTTTTTACTTTGTAATTTATACCATCAAGACTTAGAATTCCCGTACTATCTGGACTTCTTATTCCGCTTAATCCAGAGTATCCTGGGCTTTTACCAGCAAATAATAATCCATTTAAAGTAATATTATGTATTTTAGAAATACCACTACCAACAGTTAGATACTCTGTACTAATATTAATATTAGGAGTGGGAGTAAAATTAACATTATTAAAAGATATAGTAATACTCATGAATGCATATACTCTATTGTCATAGATAATCTATTCTCGTTCATGTTCCAAGAAAAACCGCTATTATTAACTGCTAAAAAATTGTCTGGACCAAAAGTCCTTATTTGTCGTTCAAGATCATCATATACGTCTTTAGGAAACATTAAATTAGCCATTCCTGATGATGGTAAAACACACTCATAGTTAACTGTTGTTGTACTATAAGACGGAAAATTATTAATAGTTTGCAGTATTGGTCCTAATTTACGACCTATAACAAAAATAGAAGCATATAATTCTTTTTGTCCATAATTGGTATCTACGTTTATAGATTCACTTATTGCTTTTTTAATTATGGTTCTTGGTCTAGTATCATATGAAAAGCTGTAAGTTATTGTTCCTGCTGTTGAGTCAAAACCTTCCACTATAGATAAAGGTTTGGGATTAAGTGATGTTCCTGCTAATGCCTCTGCTCTACTTCGTATTTCATTTCTAACATCAATATATGTTTTTAAAGCATTAGCGAATCTTCCTGTTGTAGGAACAAAATTAGAATTGTTAACGGTTGGTTTGTCATAATCTGGTATACCAGTGTTAGACTTATCAAAAAACTCTAAGCCTTGAACAGATCCCTTGACATTTGCTGTGATATTTTTAGATTCGTCTATTCCAACTTCTACCTCAAAATTTTCTATGGCATATCTTGTAGGGTCTGTTAACTGATAAAAAGCTAGCCAAGTGTCATCAAAACCATAAGATCCCTCAAACTTATTAACATTAGTTCTTCTTACATGATTAAATAAAATTAAATTATTATCTATAACTCCGGTAATATTTACAGATTTCTCTTTGACCCATTGTTGAGCATTTTGTACTGGTGTTGTTCCAGGATAATATTTACCAACAGCGCTAATTGAGCGAGTGATCCTATACCCCGGAGCATTATTATTATTTGTTGCTCCTTTAGCCTCGTTTGTTATCCAATAATCTTCTACTGGTTCTATAGTCCAATTATCTTTGGTACTATTAACTAAATATAAATTTTTAAGAGGTTCATTTCTTTCGCATACCAGATCTATACTATATGGAATAGTAGTGGTCCATCTATTTTCGTTTTCATCTACAGAATATTTCTTAATATAGCATTTTGAGAATGATCCAAATTGACAGGGTAAACTTACCTCTATTGGTGTAGAATCTTTAAATAAATTATTTAATTTTTGTCTTATACTATCACTACCAGTTGCTAAGCTGAGATTAAGTAGGCCCGAGGTATATTTGTCGGAGCCAACTAAACCACTACCACTAGGAAATATCTCTCCTTTTAGGCTAATATTAGTTGTGGCCCCTATGGGTTGTCCAGCTCCGTCTTTTTGTATCTCATTACTTATGGTCACCAATGGAATTGGCGATAAAGTAATATTTTGTAATATTAATTGTCCCATTATAATTATGAATTTCCGTATAGATCTCTTATCCCATGACCTGGATGATTAAGTTGATGAACCTGAGCAGTAGCTGTCCATAATGCTGTTTTACCATCAACTCCGGTGGCTCGTATACTTAATCTTGGTAAATTAGACTGACTATCATTATCGAGAGAAGTTGCGATACCCATACCAGCGGGCAAACCAACAACACCAGCCCCTGTTGCAAAAATATTTATTCTTTCTTGGCCAAGTTTAGTAAAAATACTACCATCAGCAGATCTAAAGATGGCACCTTGAATATTCATACCAGCAGCCTGTCTATTTCCCACCGCGGGATTACTACTACTGGTACCATCTTGCCATAATACTGATACAAATATATTATATGTCCAAACATTATCATAATTAAAACCGTTACTATTTGATAAGCTAATAGTATTATACTGGTTTTCTGTTTGAATAGAATCCTTAGCGAAGTTTGTTGTTAACGCTACAACATTACCCCCCGTAATAGGAGTTCTACATCTCAAATAGTATTGAGCAAATTGTGCCGATCCATCATACAGATTACTTTCTGTTGTATGGAAAGATCCTCCCGCAAATGTGTGAGTGTGGTATGTATTATTGAGTTTAGTAGCGTGACCAAATTGTATTCCATTTAGGGTTCTAAGATCTGTAGCTGGAGAACCTATATTTAATGGACTAGACTGACTTACTCTAAATCCACGATTCAAATCCCATTTTACTCCATCCCATATTATAGATTGACCATTGTTATTTACTCCCAAAGAATTACCCGCTCTGTCAACACTTTGTAAACCAATATCTACTCTAAAAGCATTATTCTGACCAAGCGAAGTATACGTTGTATTTAATGGATAGGACCCACTAAATTGCGTTGTTAGATCTAAAGTGCTAGGTATAACATTACCATTATTATCAACTCTTAAGTATAATCCTGAAGGTGTGGTGCCTGGGCCTATTCTTAAAGAGTTGGTCCATGTTTTACCTTCAACATATAAATGAGCTTGGTTTGTAATATTAGCAAATGTGTCTGGTATAACATTAATAGCTACTTGACCACTAACAGGATTTATGTGTAATCCTCTTCTAGTACTTAAGGCTCCAGAATTAATAATTGAAAATTTATTACCTAAGCCTCTGTTGTTAAAAATAGTATCTATTTGATTATTTGAACTTAATACTATGTTATAATTTGTATCATTAGTATTAGTAGATAAAATATCATAACTAACAACTCCGGTAGCTCCAAGAGCTAATGTTGACTGATTATTAAACCATCTAAATGATGTATCTCCGGTACCCCAAGAATTTTCACTAGCATACATCACTGAGTATGGTCTTGCTGCAAATGATAGTAGTCTACCGCTAATATTAGAATATAAAAAAGTACCAGTTAAACTAGTTGGTACATTTAATCCACTAATTATGGTTAAGTTATTCAAAACTCCAGAATTACCACTAATATTAAAGAAGTCTATTCTATTATTACCAAAATTAGTATTAAATAATACACGAGCAAAATCAGAACCTCCGCTACCTCGTATTCTCATAGCAAAAGTGTTACCAGCATCATTTACAAATATGCCCGTCGGATTAAGAACTAATCCATTATTATTATCTAAATTAAAACTTAATGAATTACCAGCAGGATCAAAATAGATATTAGAGATACCACTACTTACCTTATCGTTAATTTTGCACATAAGACCGGTGTCTAAACCGGATAATCTAACTGGCAATTGCCATGTACCAAATCCGTTGACATTGGAGGTCAATACATACTGATCGGGAGATGAAAAGCCTACTCTAATAGTATTAGTACTAGTTAACCCGCTTACAGATAGATCTGCTGTTGGATTATTAGTATTAACCCCGACCCTGTTATTATTAAGATCGATATTTAGCACCGAAGTATTATCGTTTGTTGATTTAACTATAAAATTATCTTGTATCTTACCAGAATTAAAAACTGTTCTTTGATTATCTAAAATAATTTTATTACTATTATTTGTTCCAACATAAAGAGTATTATCAACCACTCCACTTAAGCCATATCCAACAACAACATTTCTAACCCCAGATACTGTATTATTAAAACCAATCACCGTACCACTGCTATATATGTAGTTATTATTAGAACCAATAACTATATTATTAGATCCATATGTAGGATTAGTTTCTGGTCCGCCCACGCCGCCACCAACAGCATATGGCATTATTAATCCACTAACTGTTGTATTATTAGGAAGATTATTGTCGTCAAAATTTTCATTAATAGAAAAATATCCGTTTGAGGAATTAACAACAATACTGGTACTAAATTGAATAGTAGTAGTATTTTCTAGTGGGTTTTCTACTATATCTAATATTTCTCTTATAAATGTATTATTATTAGCGGCAGGACTTTGTACAACTAATAATGCGGTATCTGCTATTGTATATTTATTAGCTACATTAAGAGAAGGTATCGTTATACTGTTCGAGGACAGTGAGTTCATCACGAAAGCATGAGCTATAGAGCCTAGAGTATTATTTCTTCCATAAATAGTATTATTAGGACCATATATTCTATTGTTTGTTCCAACTACTAATCCGCTTGGAACCAATTGATTAAAACCTAAAGCTATATTACCACTACCAAAAACATCCATGCGCTTATCTGCGTTATTAAATATTAAAGATTCTTGGCCAACAATTAATGTTTTACTACCCATAGCTCCAAGATTATCTCCAACCATATAGTTGGAATTCCCAACACTATATGATCTTGAAGCATTACGCAGGCTGTTGAATGATCCTATGACGTTGTCGTTAGATCCAGAAACAGCATTTTTATTACCTATAATATTTGTAGATACGCCGCTAGTTTGTATATTATGTATACCGGCAACAATACTATTAGCTGCTGTGGAGTTGATTCTTCTGGCTACTCCAGTAATACCTCCTGCTGTGTCGATATAGATGCCGGTTTGATTATTCAATAATCCTACTATGATATTATTATTGCTGTCTATAGGGGCGGCGTTGGTGTTGCCCAAAAGAAGATTATTATTTATGCTTCCACTAGCATTATTTTGATTACCAACTAGAAGAGAATTATTAATATCTTTAACAACATTATTTTGTCCAATTAATAATAGCTTGTCAGGAATTCCACTAGCTAATGTATTATTAATACCCACCAATATACTATCGGAAAGACCTTGCTGATCGTTGGGTGTTTTATTACCAATACCAATAATGATAGAGCGAACCGCTTCGTTAGAACCTATGCTATTTCCAATAAAAATACCACTATTGATATTGGACGCGGTTTGATATGACCCTATGCAAATAAGGTTATTGCCATTAACTACATTTTGATTACCATATGAAAGATTATTATTTCCAGTTAAATATACCAAAGAGCCTATAAGATTATTATTATTTCCAGATACTGAAGTATCATTACCAATATAAATATTAAAATTTCCAGTATTAGACACATTAGAACCTAATACTATACCAGAAACTCCTGACGAGAATAGTGATTGAGCAAGACCTACTGTAGAAAATATTTTAGCGTCATTATTACTGCCTAACAATATATTGTTCAGTCCAGTAAGGTTAACGGTATTACCTAGAACGATATTATTAGAACCACTAGCTAGAATACTATTACCAATACTGATTCCGGATACTCCGGATAAAACTGAGTTATTAGCAAACAAGAATAATTGATTACCGTTCAATAAATTACTATTACCTATAACTATACCACTATTAACGGTGCCAGTATTGTAGGAACCAATATTATTATATAAAACTCCGTTTAGTCGATTGTAATTACCAACAACGTCATAGGCAAAACCAGAAGCGTTATTATTACCACCCAAAACTACATTAGACAAATTTGCAACAAAGACCGGTTTATTAACACCAGTTTGATCCACAGTAAAAATAATTTCACCACTAGTAGATCCAGTATTAGGGTCTAAAATTTTAGATAGTATTTGACCATAATAAATTTCATTATAATTAGTATCACGACCAGCAAGATTAACTATAGCCGGATAACTTCCGCTTACTGGAGATGTTTGAGGATTGTGCACTAAGAGTAAGGTAACACCTGTCGGACAATTAGTAACGCTCTCTACAATTAATCCGTCTTTAGCACAAGGGGCTACTACATGAAGAACAGCATCAGGCAAGCCTGTGCCAACACCTAAACGACCGGTGGAAGCATCATAAGTAAGATTAGAATTACCTGTAGAATATATCGTAAAATCTATATTTTGCTTATTAGCATTAAAAACAGTACTAATTCCAGACTGTTGAGATAATACTATATCAGGATTAACTCCACTACCAATGTTTAAATTACCGGGAATATTTTGTGACATAATTGATAACCTTATCTATTAAATACTCGTTTATGATATAGCTCCGTCTGTTTGTTTACTTATGCTTGCCATGGCCTTATTTACTTCCATAAGTACCATATTCCTCACACCCTCCTGCATACCCTGAAATGCCGCTGCTCCATTAATTACCACATCAACCTTATGATTTCCTTGAATATTGATTACTTCTGGTAGTTTTAGGCCATTTAATTGCTGAATAAACTTGTCAAATGTAGCTGTAAAGTTACTCAAACCATCCAAATTTAGACCAACATTACCATTATTAGATACACCACCGCCACCACCCGTAGAAGTTTCATCCGTCATTCCTCCATACTGTCTATAAATCGGTTTAGTAGCTGCTGCTATCGGACCGCCAGACTGTTTATAGGCTACAGCTCCGCCCTGATTATATCTATTACTATTGATTTGTTTTAATAAATCTAGATTATTTTGAGTAGCTTGTTTATTGACTACAAATTCTCCTGGAGTTAACATCGCCGGAACAGTGTCAGTTCCACGAGGCTGATAAGGAATTAACATTCCCGTATTGGCATATATTAATCCTCCAGCATAGAGTCCGGCTGCTCTGCGCTGATTAGTTGGTGAATTTTCTGCTAAAAATTCTGGATATTTTTGTCCTAAAATTTTCCAACCCTGATCCAAAGCTAATCCCTCCGCATATGATCCTTGAACAACAGTATTCAATAGTTCTACTAGTCTCTTTCCGGAATTTTCGATTATGGTATTTCCAAAAGCTGGACGTTGTCTAATTAATGCTAGAGCATTCAACGAATTACTATAAACAGTTTTTAAGCCCTTATATCGTTTTTGGTCCTCAAAATATTTGGCTTTTGCTATGTCGTATAATTTTTCTGGAGGCTCAGAGCTCCATAATTGTTCATATTCTGCTGCTAATTCCTGTGGAGATTTTGATTTATATCCTTCTTTTTGAAATTTTATTGGATCTTGTTGATATTGTTCTGTTACTAGTCTTTGTATTTTTAAAAGCGGATTATTTTGTTCGTTTCTTTCTCTAACTCTCTCTTCTCGTGAATTGGGATTTTCATAAGCCTCCCTCCTCTGATCAAGCATCTGTTGATATGGACTATTCTTTTTTTTCCTATCCATACGAACTCTGTATTTTTCTCTTTTGATTTCTTTAGAGTCATCCTTTTTTGGTTCTAGGTCTTCGTCTTTTGCGTCTTTATATTTAGTATTTATTAGATCGCCTAGAGAAGGGACTACTCCGCCTGGATCTCTATAGATAGGATCAACCACTCCTCCATTAGAATATCCTTTAACTCCATTATTTATAGATTGTAGTAATGATAAATTTCTAGAAGTAGCTTTAGCATTAACAACAAACTCTCCGGGAGTTAACATTGCCGGAACAGTATCAGTACCACGAGGTTGATAGTTTACCAAGGTTCCACGAGAAGCATAAATCATGCCGCCTCTAGCCTTAGCTAATACATCGATATTGCTAGGCATTAAATTATCTGAACCAGTATATTTAATAGCTGATCCAGCTGGCATAGTTTCAAAAAATCCTTGTCTAAATTTTTTGACCATCTCTGGATTTCTTTTTTCTAATGCTTTTATAATTCTAGACAAAATTTCGCCATCTCTTGTAGAATCTTGTGTGTCGTATATCCATTTTTTAGGACCTACTCCTCCAGTACGAGATTGTAGTAAAGCATCGAGAGTTCCAGGTTGTACCGTAGAAACCTGTGTGTGTATTCCTTTAGAGCCAGTAACAGGATCTAATCCTTTACCCTTAAGCATTGGTATTTTTTGATCAGCTAATATCTTTTGTATATCGTCAAAGTTATCATGTATCCATCTTGTAACATATCCAGCATTAAATTCATAATCTAAATCAAACTTAGAAGGATCTAAGGCTTCATCGAATTTAACAATCATTGGCTTACCACGAATATCCGCTCCTGTAAGCGTACCTCCTTTAAGAATATTTCTTGCATGTTTTTCAGCTGCTTCTCTGCTAGTATAAGCATATAATCCTTTACCTTGTCCATATCCTCCTGCAATACCACTTTTTCCTCCTTGTTTTTGAAAACTTTGTAAAATAGAGTTTTCTAATCCGGTATTACTAGCATGAAAAAGAGATACTGTTTTTGCTGTTTTGGGCATATCTAATGGGGCGCTAGCTGCTGGTCTGCTTCTTAAAGAAAATTCTTCTAAAGCTTCTTGACCAGCACTTTTCATATCTGGTCTTGAAGAACCGTTACCAGATGGAAGCATTCTAATTCCTGAAGTATTCTTCATAGAAGAAGACAGTAAATTACGACCTATTTTATCAGCACCTATACCACCAAGCAGGGATCCTAATAATGAAGCTTGCCAATTATCTTCCATGGTTTTATTAATGTCTTTATTAGTTTGTGGAGCTAAAGCATTCAAATAATTTTCTTGAGCTTGATATACTGCGGCCCCTGCTCCTAAGCCAATAGCAAATCCACCAGGACCAGTAGTGGGTAATCCTAAAACTCCAGCACCCAAACCAGCTAACCCCGGAAGTACGGACTTAGCAGCTCCGTACATAAAAGCTTTTCCTTCTTCGGCCAACTTTTCACTATCAAAATTAGTAATAGGCTGTTGGGGCAGGGTTGAAGTTGGACCCTTTCCGTGACGATTTATCATCGGATTTAATGGTCTTGATGGGTCAAATCCTTCTTGAGCATAAACCACTCCACCATTGGCTTTCGATTGCACTCTCTTACCATTAACCATTATCGCTGGGCCAGGGCCATAATCAGGCTGGGCAAATGGGTCTACAGTTGGCTGTTGTGATTGCTCTACAAGCATTTCTGCTGCTTCGCTTATTCTTGGAAATCTTTTAAGTTTAATATCTAAAGCTTTGTCTGTAGTAAATTGTCGAATATAATAATCAATTTTTCTTCTATAGTCCTTTTGTCTCTTTAGGGCGTCTGCTATCTTCTCTTTATTTGTAGTATCATTATAAAGAATGCCTAGTTTATCAATAAATTCTGATTTTTCTTCTTTTTCTATCTGCCTTTGTAAATATGCTGTTCGTTTAGCTTTACGAGCATCAAAATTAGTATCAGCAGAACCGTCTGGCTTAGTTGGGATTGTGCCGCCGTCAGTAGCATAAATTACCCCACCATTAGCAAATCCTTTAATGCTACCACCCTTGCTTTGATTAATACTTTGTAATAATGGCAGATTAGCTCTGGTTGCTTGGGCGTTAACAACAAATTCACCGGGAGTTAACATTGCAGGAACAGTATCGGTACCGCGAGGTTGATAGTTTATTAATGTACCATCAGCAGCATAAACTATTCCACCGGTACTCAAATTGTTCGGAAGCTGCTGATATCTTTCCATTATCTCTCTTGCCTTCCCAATCATTTGCTGTGTCTCAATATAAGTTGAGGTTGACTGATCTCTCATTTCTCCAACATCATTACCTATATTGAGTGTTTCTCTGTGTGTCTGCTCGGCTCCTCTTATCATTAAACTATTTTGTTCTTTAATGTGTTTTGATATATTATAGTTTTTAATTGCATTTGTGTTTATGGTATCTAGATTATTTTTTATGGTATTTGCTGGAATATTTATTACAGTTTGGCCGACCGAACCTCCTTTAGCTAGATATGTATTACTATTGATAGATTTTAATAATGGTAAATTTCTTTGTGTTGCGGCTCTATTGACTACAAACTCTCCCGGCGTGAGCATTGCAGGAACGGTATCGGTACCTCTTGGCTGATAAGGAATAAGCATTCCATTACTAGCATAAATTGGATTTGGATTTTTGCTAATATCTTTTAATCTGTCTTTATGATCCTGCTCTTGATCTGCAGTTGGCATTGATAGACGACCGGATTCTCCGGAAGGTATTGATGAGTTATACATCTCAACATGTCGAGCAAGAGTTGGATCAGGTAAATCGTAGTAATCCTTGTATCTGCCACCCCATTGTTTGGGAAATTCTTTGAAATAACTATCTTTAACAAATAGTTCTTCTCTTAAAATCTTTTTTGTTAGATCATTTTTAGCTGCTCTTTTATTTTTTGCTTTTTGATTTAGTTCCGCTGCTGCTTTACTTCTTTCTTCGGCTTCTCCCATTTCTTGAGAATTAAGTTCATTCTCTAATTTATATGTTTTCTCAAACGAAGCCTTGCTGTTTGGGTTATCAAACTTAGAAAATAGTTTATAGTCTTGCCATATGGTTTCAAATATGTCTCTATCAACCCCTGATGCATTAAGAGTCTTCTCATAGTTAATATCAGTATTGTGTAGAAGATCTTGAGGTATAGCAAGACCTTGGGTGTATGCTTTATTAACCACTCCTGGAAATAGCAGAGAATCTTGATTAATTTTAACGATAATATTACCAAGATTTTCCTTAACATTAGGAGCAAGACCCCAATCACTATTATTCTTATTTAAGGACGATGCTATATTTGCCAACACTGTTCTTTTATTTATCTTGTCTCGCTCAGAAACCCCTGTAATTTTTCTAAGTTCATCTATCTGTGGTTGTATTACTTCTCTTTCTGAGTATTGCGAAGCCTTAGAGAAAGAAACTGGGTATAGTTCTTTAAAATCTTGTTTTAATAATGCTTTTACTGATGCAATCTGGGCTTTGTCTATTCTAGCATAAGCTAATTTATTAGCACCACGAGGATCTCTTTGTGTTCCTAATGTATCTCCTAATTCTTTTGCTTCTCTATCTGTTTCTAAATCAAGATATTTAAGTGGTTGACCAACCATATCTGAGAATTCATGTGGATCGATAAATCCAGAGTTATCTTTATCAATATTATTAAAAAAGTCTTTTAGAGTTCTGGGTTTGAAATTGTCTGTGGCGTTTTTATCTCTAAGACCCAAGCCTTTTAATGCTAAAGAATAAGCTCCCATTAATGCATCAACAGTAGAAGCGCCAAAAAATCTTTCTAGTTTAGGTTGTTCAGGAGTAAACTCACTCCATTCTTCAAAAGAAATTTGACCATCTCTATTAGTATCCCATAGTTCAAGGCCACGAATAGCCGATCTTCCATTCCTATCTGCCATCCTGGCTCTATTTTCTCTTTCTGTGCGTTCAGCAGGAGTTTCCTCTCTGTTTGGTCCGGATCCAGGTATTGCAGCATCATCTACTGGATTTCTTAATCTATCTAACATAATTCCAGGTTTAAATTGCCCCGGCCTTGCTACTTTATCTTCTCTTCCTACAAAATTTTCAGGAGTTCTGGTCTGATCGCTATATACTAAACTACTATCTATTCTAGCCATATCTCCATCTTTTCTGAGTGGAGTATCAGATCCAGAAAATAATGATCTAGCTTTAATAAGATTATTAATTCCTTGAACTCTAGCAGACTGGTTTAGTAACCCATAGATAAGTCTCTTACCCTTGCCCTCTTTGGTTTCTCCTCTCATTCCGATCATGAAAGCTTCTGGGCCATTCTTAATAAGGTCTAAAATAACACGAGGCCGTTCTGCATCAGCAGCATCCCACTCCTCACTAGCCTTTGGAACAGGTACCAAGTCAGCTACTTTTTCAGATACTGTTTTCACATTATTTTCGAGCCAATCTACTAAATTTTTAGTATTTGGAGTTTTATTCTTAGTAAGAATATCTTTCACAACATCTTCTTCATTAATTTTGTCAAAATCTAGACTAAGATGAGGAGGCATAGTAATTTGACCGCCGTCTTCTGCTGCTCTCTCTTCTTGTCGAACTTTTACTCTAAGCTGTTGTTGTTGTCTGTCTTTTTTCCATTGACTAACAGTAGATCTTATTAAAGCTGCGGGTGACTCATAATCATTTCTATTTTTAAACTCTGGATTATTATTCTCTCCCGCGGGCTTTTGATCAGAAAGAATATCTCTTATATTTTCTAGGTCAGGAGTTAAATTTCGAATAACTCTTGCAGCACTTCCTTTTGCTTGGAGCTTAGCTTTCGTTGTTCTCCATTTGACCAAATCTTTCGGCTGAAGGTCTCCCCCCACATCAGGATCTATTAATCCTAAAATTCCATCTGTTTTAGATAGATGGGTTGTGAAATCAAAGCCGCTAAGACGACTATCTTGATTATAGTCTCTATATTTAAAGCCTTTAACAAAATCATATGATAAATTTTGAAGACTTCTTAAATCAGTAGCTTCTCGTATTCTAGTTAAAGTTTTGTAAAAAGAAGCATCGCTAAAAAAGCGCATGCTATTATCATCGAAACTTAAATTATTTAATGAGACCAACCAATCTGGCATTGTGGTTCTCAGGGTTAAATAATCATATATACCAGAGTTAATCCTATATTTTTTCTCAAGATCATCACCTTTCTCGGGAGTTCTATTTCCCGTTAATGGATTGATTGACCTATGAGAAAATGGTGCTTGGTCATCAGATAATTCAAACCTGCCCGATGAAACATCGTTTGGTTGTCCTCCCCTACTAAGATAAGCCACTCCCCCACTACTGAATCCTTGAACTCCTCCGTTATTAATAGACTTGAGGAGAGGCAAGTTCCTCTGGGTGGCTTGTCTATTAATTACAAATTCGCCAGGAGTCAACATTGCTGGAACAGTATCAGTTCCACGAGGTTGGAAATTAATATGCTTACCATCTTGAGCATATACCACGCCTCCAGTAGCAAATCTCAGAGCGTCTTGGGTTGCGTTCGGGTTGTTAACAGCTTCGGCTTCTGCATTTAAACCAGCCTCTCTTCGTTGAACAAACCATTTATCCGTTGGTAAACTTCCATAACGAGAAGCAAAACCTAATGTATTATGAGCAATATTACCCTTAGAGTATGCATCTTGACCAGCTTGTCCTCTTAAAGAATCTATAACTTGTTGAGTACGCTTAGCATTATCAGGATCAGCATTCTTATCAAAGAAATAATCTTGACCTTCCCATACTCCATTTCCACCATACCAATTATACAAAGAAGACATATTTCCGTATAAGAATCTTTGTGTATTGGAATCAAAATATGGAAGACCCATTTGATCTCGCGCATTAATCATATCCATAGTAAGTTTTTCAATAATACCCTTACGAGTATCTTTACTTGGAAATTCATTATATGGATTAAATGCAACATTAACCAAATCATTATATTTTTGTGGCATAGCTTTATCCGGAGAGACCGGACTTAGTGTACCATTAGCCCCAACCGTTTTAATCTTGGCTCCTTCTAATTGCTGACCTAATATAGCTTGATAGTCGCCAGATAATTGGGTTGAAGAAATTCTACCAAATAATGATGCTCCTCCAAGAGTTCTAAATAAATCTTCTGCGTTTAGATTAAGCTTAGTAAACTGACCTATCATTCGCGTATCACCACTGGCTAATCCTGCAAATGCCATAGCGGCGCCAGATCCTAACGTAAATAATTCTTTTAGCTGCTGGTAAACATTAGCATTTCTTGTCATGGGAGCTAATTTGCTCAGATAACCTCCAAAATTACCAAATACATTACTTGTATATCCTGCTGCTTGTTTAGCCACTCCGGAATCTCTAAACGGTCTTTGTAACACTCCACGGATACTGTTGTATAGCCAATTTCCAGGTAATCCAGGAACTCTTCTTCTTCCAAAAACACCCAATGATAATTTAGCTAAATCTTTAACAGCTCTTGGTAGATCATTATCCTTGATAACGTCACCAGCTAATTGACCCTTATCATCAATTTCTCCAACAGCTTTCTTTGCTGCGGCATCTTTGTCTGCAAACACTTTATCTGCTACTGTACTCAGATACTCACCGATAGAAAATACATGCGTTTTTTTCTCTGTCGGACTATCTGTAAACAATGGAATATTTTTAAGTATTGGATGATTAGCATGATCAGTTAAGGAATCTAAGTCAATACTATATTGAACACTTTTAAGATTTTCTTTGAGTTGATCTCTTTGATTTCTGTCAATATTACCTTTAACAAGGGTTGCGAAGTCGGGAATTTGGTCAAGTTGCACATGTGCTTTGTCAAATATTTCATCACCAGTTAATTTTTTATTCACATAAGCTGTTGAATAGTCATATTTTTTAAACTGAGAGTATGGACTGAATGGATTTTTATTATTTGGAGTCATTAATAAAACTTTATTTAAATTAGCAGCCAAATTAAAACCATTAGAATCAGCTTTGCTAGGATCTGTAGCAATCTGAGGCCCAGTATATTCTGTATACTGCATATGATATGGTAGATCAATATCTCCTATAGGATCAGGAAGCTTCAGCTTATATGAACCAAAATCAGACACTGGTTTTGTGCTGATTCCGTATTTTGTTTTTAATTGTTCAGCTTGATTGTCTATAGCGGCCTGAATATCTTGTGATATAACAGATGGATCAGCGTTAGCTACCCATGGAAAAGTTTTCATTTTACTCATGTCGGCTACGTCATATATTCCAAATTCGTAATTTGTAGCCCAAGAATCTATTGGACGATCTAGATTTTGTAATCCTGCTCCGCCAACCATCAATTTTGGAAAAGCTGTATGTATTTTATCTGCTTGTTCTTTAGTATTTAAGGATTTCTGTAGAATAGGTCTATATTTATTGCTTAAAACGTGCAAAAGAGTTACTGCTTCTGAATGGTCTGGATGAAGGGCTTTGGGATCAAAAAAGTTTAATTCAGACCCGGTCAATAAAATAGCTTCAGCACCACTGTGTAACATCTCTAATTTTTGTCTTAGATTACTAAGGTTTGGATCTTCTGCCTTAAAAAGATTGTTAAACGCAGCGTTTCTGGGATCGGTGAAAGCAAATGTTTGAGACTTTTTAATATCTTCAATATTTAATTCTTGTGTTTTAATAATTCTATCAATATTATCTTTATCCGCTACCCACGAATTATCACCAGCCAATAACTTAATACGATCCTTTGCGCTAGTTTCCGACATCATTAGATCTAGTTGAAGCTTATAAAGTCCAAAATCTTTATCTGAAACCATTGTAGCATCTTCTTCTGCAGAACCAAATTTAAAGAGTTTTAATGTCTTAGGATGATCTGTGCTTTGTTTATTCCAACCTATTGCTCCTAAATTTTTATTTCTAGTGACAATCATACCTACTGGATTGTCCGAACTAACATTAGGATTATAAAATTCATCTGAAATAAAACTTTGTCTAATATTTTCAAAATTATCGACAGCTGGTCTACTAGCTATCATAGTAGATAAATCTATATCATTATCTCTTAGCTTTTGAAGAAAATTATCTCTATATTCAGCAAATTTATTTTTTGTAATATTTTTAGTATCAAAAGGTTTATCTATCACATAACCCAAAGGATTTAATAGGTGTGCTCGTGGTCTATTCATTACGCCATACTCAAATACATCTTGATTGTCTGCATTTTTTTCTACTAATATGGCTGGAGCTTCTCCTAAATATAAATCTTCCATACTATTTGTGCTTTGTATCGATGCTAAACTAGCTTTCCCTCTGGAGCCTGTAGCTAAAGGAGCCTTTATATTTGTTGGTTGTACTCCTCTAACAAACTTATCGGGTCCAGCAAATACAGATTTTATATCGCTAAAAGCTGTTGAGGTAGGATCGATGTACTTCTCTCTGGAGAGATTAAGGTCGTCGCTACTTTTCTTATATTCGCTCTTAAAATTTTGACTTACATAACCACCAGAACTATAGTATTTAACCGGTCCTCCACCGCTATACTTATTGCTATTAATAGAATGTAATAATGGTAAATTTCTCTGAGTTGCTGCTCTATTAACAACAAATTCTCCGGGAGTTAACATTGCTGGCACAGTATCCGTACCTTGACTCTTAAAGTCAATAGCTCGTCCAGCAGCAGCATATATGATACCGCCAGAGGCTTTAGGAACAGCAGGAACAACACCAGCCGGTATTTTTGCATTAATTTGTTGTATATTACTGGCGATGTCTGATAGTTCTGTAGTCTCAAAATTTAGTTTTACATTACTCATAGCGCTAGCTAAAGCTTTGGCCGATTGGCTTGCAATATCGCGAGCAAGATTAGAATCAAGTTGAGCTAACAGAGCATTTGCTCTAGCCTGTAAATTATTACCCTCTCTATATTCAGCAATAGCGGCCTGAGTTGCCGGATCCATTTCTGGATTTCTAAGAGTATTTAATATTTGTTGAAATAATGGAGATACTCCGATACCAGATTCTTGAAGCATACTTTCTAAAACATTTGCTTTAACATTACCAGCTTGTTGACCGTCGCCTAAGAATGGAATAATATCATTCAAAGCGCCTAGTGTTTCTTTTCTTTCATTAACAAAAGCTCCTTGAGCAGCTTTCATAGCTTCCATCATGCTTGCGCCATTTTGCAAAGCCTCGTAGTAGGCTCGCTGAGCTCCAACTGATCTATTAATGGTATTTATTTGTCCATTAGCATTATTCTGCAATCTTTGAAAAGCCCCTGATAATGAGTCTAGTTCTTCGGGAGTGCTTGTAACTAATTTCTCAATAAATGACGCTCTGCCCGAAGCCTTTTGTTGGGCTTCTTGGATTTTTTCCATAGCGGAAGCGGCAATATCCGTATTTTCAGCCAAGTATTTTAATGCATCAATATTTTCTCTTAAGCCAACATTAGTATCTGCTAAATTCTTAGTAAACTTAATAAAGTCTGCTTGTCCAGATACTCCTCTGTCGGCGGCGCTTCTTTGTTCAGCTTGTTGAACGGTTCTTGTATTTTCTAATTTATTAATACTATCAAATATGTCATTAGGATTAGTAACTCCTCCTGTTCTGGCTGCTACTCTGCTATTAACTGTTGCTCTGGCATTTTCCAAACTAATATTTTTACCTAAAGTTTTTGCCAAAGATAGCTCAGAATCAGTAACTATATCAGTAGCTTTTCTTAGTCTTTGATTAGCGGAAATTTGCAAGTCAATAGTCTTATTAATATTTTGAGCATAGGTATTGAGAGCATTTTGATAAAATTCTAAAGCTTTAATTGCTACTTCTTGTGCTCGTTTAGAACTATCCACTACTCTATTCAATTGGCCTAATTTTTCGCTTAACTTGGTATAATCTAATTTATCTTCTCCAGATGTCTGAAAGTCTTTAAGAATATTACCTACTTCACCTGATAATTTATCAACTAAATCTGCTGGTAAAGACAAATCTGCTAACGCAGATTTGACATCACGACCTACTACTATTCCTAAAGCTTCATTCGTAATACCAGGATTTTTATTAACTGTTTTGTTAATAGTGCTCATTACGGTGGACTCTATTTTTTCGCCCACACCAAGTAAAGAAACCATTTCTGGTGATCGGATACCAAAAGATTCAGCGGCAACATTTCTGGCTCCAGATACCGCTTGATCAGAGTATGCTCTTGGGTTTTGCAAGGTATTGATCGCTGTGAGTGCTATTCCTCCTATCTTGGCCTGACCTTGCAATGAATCTGATACAAGATCGATGTCTTTACTCATTTGTTCTAGTGAAAAGCTTGCGCGTCCAATGCTTTGTTCCATATTTTGAAACATTCTTTCAAGAGATCTGGTATAGACGTTGGTGGTATCGTCTAGTGATTTCATTTGTTTTTGTCTCTCAACAACAGAAGCTCGCTGTCTGACAGCTTCTTCTGCATTTATAGATATGATATTCTTAATTCGTGCTTCTTTTTCAAGATTACTAATATCTGCTCTATTACGAATAGTTAAGATTTCCTGTTCTACAGCAGTATTAGATCGAGCTATAACTTCTGCTTGTTTAGCCCATGCTGGGTCTTTAAATATATCTTCTACACTAGATCCGCTCTGAATCTTAGCTCCGATAAGATCGTTAGTAAGTTTAGCGGTTTCGGCAAAACTCTTAGAATTTTCTCGTGCTTTTTCTGGAATTAAAGACTCATATTCTTTCCTTCTTCCTATATCTCCTTCTCCGAAAGAATCTGTGGACCTCAAATAATTTAGGATTCCTTTCTTTTCCAGAATCTCACTGCGTTGAGCCATAGCATTCGAATCGTTATCAGGAGCAAATCCATATAAATTTTTGCCTAAAGTTGTTGCAATATTATTACCCTTTAATGTTCCCACATCAAGGAGATTAACCCACATAGCCTTAGCTCGACTATTATTAAGTTCTATGCCAGCTATAACAGCGTCCCCAGCTTCTGCTAATTTAGATGTTAAAGTTCTTTGAACATCTATATTTTTTATACCATTATTTAATTTTTCAAATAATTTTTGACTATCGCTAAGTGCTGTTTCTACTTTGTTTTGCTGTAAAGTTTTCTCAAATGTTATGACAGCATTATGAGAATCTATAAAAGCTTGACCAACAGCAGCTGCTGCTGTGGCAACAAAACCGAATCCTCCCAAAAGCTTAGACATTGCTGGACTAAGACTACTTCCTAACATATCTCGAATACCGCCAGTAAGCATGGCTCCTGTTGCTAGTCCGCTTACTCCGCCTTGAATGGCTCCGGCTGTGGCAGCATTAGAGGCGCTAGAACTAGCATTTATTTGTTGAGCCAATAATGACCCTAGACCTTGTAGTCCAAAAGACAAACCCAACATTCCTCCAAAATTACCTCTCTGATCACCACCAGGAGCTTGCTGGCCTCTTTGTCTAGCTAGATTATTAACAATATCTCTTCGAGTACGAATTTCTTCTTCAACAGACTGTCTCATTTGCCTTTGTTGAGCTCTACTAGCTGTTGTATATTCAGTGCTATTCCTTAATTGCTGTCTTAGTTGTTGATCCATTTGTCTTAATACGCGAGGATCTCCCATGCTTTGACGAACAAATCTTTGAGCATCGTCCCCTGTTAGACCAGCTGCTCTTAAATTGACACCAGATGCTCTGGAAGCTCTTTCGTATGACGCTCTGCTTATGGCTCCAGCATTTTCTTGTAGTCTAGTATCAATGTCTTCCTGACTCATTCCTCTACGAGCTAGTCTATTTCTCATTCTTTCTGTGGCTGTGTTCCTGATTGTTTCAGCATTGGACTCTATTGCCTGTAATTGATTTCCAGATAATCCTCCCAAAGTACGTCTAGTTTCAATATCTTGTCTAGCTTGATTTCTAATATTAGCTAATTGATTTTCAGCATTAGCAATCTGCTCTGCTGTAGCACCAGCCAATCTTGCTCGTCGAATATCAGCTTCTGTTGCTCGTATAGCTTGTTGATATGTTGCCTGCGTGCCACTCTGAATAATTCGAGCAGAATCACTTGATCTAACACCTAATGTTTGTAAAACTCCAGCAAGATTTTCTAATTCAGATGTAACAGAATCCATTACTCCAACGACTGCCAAAGCTTGATTATAATTAACATTAACATTAGGTAATGCTCTAGGAGCTCCTCCAAAAGCAAATCTCTGAACAGCTCCGCCCCTATTAAATCCTAAAGCTTTGGTGGCCGCTGCTCTTATAACAAATCCCCCAACTGGTAATCCTACTGGACCAATACTGTCACTAGTGCCGCTACCCGGCCCCTTAAATAAACTAATACCGCCCTCACTAAACCGCCCCATACCGTTGCGGTCTGCTTGGTTCATTCGGTTAAGCGTAGAATATCCAATCTTTCTTGCTGTTTCTGGTGGTACAAAAGCTTCTCCATTGCTAACCAATGCTGGTACCGTATTTGCAGAATATCCGCCACCAGCAAATTTAACATTACCGCCCGCAGCATATTTTTGTCTTTGAATTCCAGCGCTGCCTAATAGCTCCGTTAAGGTAGAATCCAAAATCCCTTGTAAATGTTGATCAAGCTGAGGAGCCTTTTCTATTAAAGTTGTTAAGAATTCTTCTTTACCATTATCTTCCATTCTATTGATCTTCTCTTGAGTCATTCCAAACTTGTCGCCTGCTTGAAGCAAAGCTTTATTCACTTGAGGATTTATGGGTCTATACTCTCTGGCTCTTTTAGCTGTTGTGCTTTGATTGCTTAAGCTGGCAAGATTTTTTGTTATATCTTCAGGAATTGGAGTAGCGCCCCTAGAAGAATCACCAACTTGACGATAATAACTTAATAGTATTTGACTTAAGTTGTTTGATTTATAACTCCTACCATAAACAACATCAGCACTAGAATATCCACCACCCGATGTTAAAGAATCAAAAGCGTCTGCTAGATCATCATTATCTCCAGAAAATAAAGATGCTACTTTAGTTCTATATTTATTAAAGCTTTCTTCTGATCTTGTTCTTAGTCCTTGAAATAGTTGATGTGTCATTTCATGATACAGGGTGCTGTTCTTGGTATCGCTAGAATAGCCCATAGAAGGAGCAAAACTAATAGTTCCTCGACCAGTAGCTGACGAAACAGTATTTTGCTCAGCAAGTGCTGCTTTCTCTGCTTCGCGTTTTAGGTCTTTTAATCTAAAGAATCTATTTTTAAGACTATCTAATTCAATATTAGCTTTCTGAAATGCGTCTCTATCAAAAGAGAAACTACCATCGTCAAAAGTTTCAGTCGGTGTTTTTGTAATCTTCTTAATTTCTTTTTGTTTTGCTTCTATAAGCTTTTCTAGTCCATAAGCTTCTTGTTTTTGTTTTTCTCCATATCCAGATTTAGATATATCATAACCTTCATATGGCCTAATTCCAGTTGCTCCTTTCTCAAATTGAGCAGCAGCAAACATACCTAATCCACCACCTCTTTGGCTTGCTCCAAAATCAAGTTGTAGTGGGAGGGCTGTTGTTAAATCTTCTTGGGGCAGTCCTACGAACTTGGCAAAATCTGACATTCTTTCAAATAGTGAGTCACGACTAATTTTTTCTTTGAATGATGCGATGAATCTGTTTCTATCAAATGGCTGCTGGAAAGACTCTTTTACTTTTTCATCGTCAATTATTATTCTTTCGTCTTTAGGATTTCTGTCCCATGCTAATTTGGCTCTTAATCTTTCACCAGCTGAATGTTGTTCTTCGGCATATTTTTTTGATATTCTTGATGGAAACTCGGTTTCTCCAGTTCCAAAAACTTCTTTTGGTTTTCTTGTTTTGGTTGCTACTCCACCGGCCATAAAGCTTTGAACAGCTCCACCTCTAGCATATCTTTCTATCATGTTGGCTTGTGCTGTCCAAGTGCCATCGCTATTCGGGTCAGACAATTTAACGGACCCGTCTTTGTTAATGCCGAGCACAGTATAAGCGGGATCATCTTCGCGATCTAATCCCCACTCTTCGAGAGAGCGTACTTTATCGCCAACCTTGAAAGCTATTTTTTTAGCTGCTCCACCGGCCATAAAGCTTTGAACAGCTCCACCTCTAGCATATCTTTCTATCATGTTGGCTTGTGCTGTCCAAGTGCCATCGCTATTCGGGTCAGACAATTTAACGGACCCGTCTTTGTTAATGCC